TAAACATCATAAATCCATCCATGTTTTGTACCTCTTCTTTCTTATATTTATTTTTTGTTAATTGCTTCTATTATTATATTCTCCGTTTATATCAAACCAGTCGCTTTATCTGGATTTTCATTAGCCCATTTTATCCATCTTTCAGCATAAGGTTCAGTCTTATTATTTAACCCAAACACTTCTCTTACGATGATATATCCTTCACAAATCGACTCTTCCATATCTTTTGTATTGTTATCTACATCATCTGCATCTAATGGTCGAAACACTGTTTTGGTAAAATATCTTCTACCATATTTCTTTGTTGTAGTGATTTTATTTATCTTATCCTTATATAACTTCCATACACCAGATGAATCTTTGTTAATCTGTCCTACATAATCTCCTACGTTTAACATATTGTCTCCTTTCTTAATTTCGCATGAAACGAAGTTTTCTTGCTAATATTCTTCTGCTATATCATCATATTCGCTTGACAGATATTTAATCAAATCTTTATAAATATCCAACTGATGGTCGTATAAATAATTACACAATTCAATATCACTATCGAAAAACTCTTCAATAGCTGTGGAATTAGCCCATCTGTCAAAAGCAGTTCTTGTTGAAACTCTAAGCATCCATCTATTTTTTGTTCCGCTATGAGGCTCTACTATCATAAAAATAACTGTATCTGTTCTTGCTTCTAAATGACCTTCGTATTCATAAATCTCGTAATCCTGACCATTGTTTACTTTGTCATTCTCAAACCATCTTCTTATATTTTCCATTACCTTACCTCTCTTCTATCCAAAATCTTCTGAATGGTTTTCTTATCTTTCTCAGATAAACTATCCCAATCTAACTTAAAACTCCCACAATTTTTATGGCGATTCCAACCATCATCACAATCATAAGAATAACGGTACGCACAATAATCACATGCCATTTATTTTCACCTCTCTTCCAAAGAAATCGAACATTACTGTGATATTTCTATTTTAATTTCAGTACCCTCATAATTACCTGTTATTTGCCTTTTTGCTACAGATATTCCCTCTTGATATTCATTGATAACATTTTCTAAATATTCCATAATATCATAAAAATCTTTAAGCAACCAAGGATGTGTATAAGATATATGAATTCCATCACATAAAAATCTCCAAAGAAAATCTTTTGCTTCTCTTTTACAACGCCACTCCTCTTCATATTTAAATTCCATAGAACCAACATAATCATAATATTCAAAATCATCAACTACTATATCTCTATTAGTACAGCCAAAATCTTCGACATCCCTTAAATTGTAATCACCGTCTGTATATAATGTATAACTAATATTTATTTGCATCTTTTCACCTTTCTTCCTATGAAACCTAACGTTAATGTGGCAATAAATACTCTCTTTCCTCTATATAAAATTCTTTCTGCCACCTATCCATTAAGTCATAATGATTTTGTTCCATATAACAAGATGAACCATTATATCCATCGTATTCTTTCCAGATAATTTCTTCTGCCAAGATATGTAACTCCTTGTGTGATAACGATTTTAGAAAATCTCTAAATGTTACATAATTTGTTCTCTTATCTAATACTTTCTTAAGTTTTGTTTTTCTTCTAAACATCTTTTTCTACCTCTCTTCCAAAAAAATCGGACATTTAATTCTTGTTATCATTTACCTATTTTCATCCAACCATTTAAAAAAATTCTTGTCATATAAATTCGGAATATCATTTCTGTTTCCTTCTACAAAATTAATAATATCCTGAATTAATTCTTGCCTTCCACGAACGTTTAATTCAAATTTGTAATACTCTATGCAAAAAAATAATATACTCTTTAATTTTTCTGCTTCCATATTTTCTATTTTGGTTTATTAAACTATGATATTCGTCCTCTGTTAAGATATATTTTTTTACTGTTTGATGTACTTCCATTTCTTGTATCTCCATATTTCACCTCATAATTCAAAGAAAAGAATTTTACTCTTTAAATGCATAGTCGCTTGCTACCCATTTATATCCACCAAATTCAAAATGCCAAAGATTATCTTTTCCTAATTCTGCATCAACGACCTTTCCTTCGACTTGTTTCGCAATTCCACAATGTTCTCCGTATTCCATATAGCTTTTAATTATCTTTTTCATACAATTCTACCTCCTGAAATGCTACGTTACTTTCATCTTGATTAGTTTCTTTGCATTTCTGTCTTCCAACATCTTAAAAATCAAATGCTCTACCAACTGAGCTAATGGTACAAAACTAGGCTGGTGGGATTTGAACCCACGAATGACAGAATCAAAATCTGTTGTGTTGACCACTTCACCACAGCTATCAGTCGGGTGTGAAATTTACCACACCCTTATCTTTTTTAATTACTTAACTACAGTATTGACACCCTGAATTTCAACCCAGCCATGTTCCAGTCTTGCTTCTGCTTCCTTCATTCTTATAAGTTCATCAGTGATTGAAGAACTTAATTTACTATTAGCTTCTGCCTGTGCCTGAGCTTCTATAAGCTGTGCATCAGCTTTAGCCTTTGCTTCTGCCTTAGTTACTTCTGCATCTGCCTTTGCCTTATTAATAGCTGTCTGATTGTTAATTTCCTGAGTTTCGGCTGCCTGCTGTGCTGTAATCTTTGCATTAATAGCTTCTTGTGTCTTCTCATCCACAGAAATGTTAATTAATGATACATTGCTAATTGCAATTCCATAAGGTTCAAACTTCTTATTAAGATAATCAGTTAATGCTGTATTAACGTTTGCTCTCTCAGAACCAAGAATGTCTGATACCTTATAATTTGCAACAACTTCCTTAGTCCAGCTAATAATGTTTGGTTTGATGAAACTATCTCTTACTTCCTTACCAGACTGACCTCTGAATCTTGTAAATAAATCAGCTACCTTATCAGGACTATACTGATATGTAAAAGTAAGATCTATCTGCATAGCCTTACCTTCAGATGAACTTGCTGAAAAGCTGTCATCATCTTTAGAGTCTCCGTCCTTGCCAGACGTTAAATAACTCTGTTCAAGACTCACCGAGTAAAGTGTCGTTTTTACAGTTGGTGACTTTAAATGCCATCCTTGTGTAAGAATATCGCCTTTTACTCCACCCGACATACTGTACTGAACGGCAATATAGCCAGCAGGCACACGTACACTTGATATTAACAATAGTATTGCAACAATAACAATTACACCTACTGTTATAATTCCTCCAATTTTCTTTGTTTTTTTCATCACTTTGTCTCCTTTTCTTCGTTATCATTATTTATTTCATCTGTCGAAAATACCCTATTTATAATATTGGTAACAAACTCACCAATTTTTGAAAATAGAGGCGACAGTAGAAACCATAAAATTATCATTCCTATAATGACTAATATAAAAAATGCCGGCATTTATATATTCTCCCTTAGATTCCTATTTTCTAACATTTCAATTCGCTGTTCTAACTCATTTAATCTCTCTTCATCATAAGTTGTTTTTTTAAACATTCCAACTTCATTTTCTTTACAACAAGACATGTAAAATCCGAATAAAAATGAGCTACATATAATTGAAACTATAATTATAATCATAATAAATCCAATCATTTAATTTCCCTCCTTTCATTAATCAGTGGTAGATTTATGTTCTGTCTAGGATTACACTTTTTGCTAAAATACATTGTAATATCCTGCGTAGTTATTTTTCTCCCTTATATTCTTTTAGAATATCTTGTAAATTGTTATAATGTGCATACATAAATTGACCATACCCATTATCTTTTTTGAATCCGTCTAATTGTATGTATAAACAAATATCAGATAAGGTTTCCACTACTTCGATTTTTATCTTCTTTTTCAATACGATACTTTTGAACAATGTTTTAATTAACATTAATTATCCCTCCTTTCTTCACATTATTTAAGAAGTTTATGTAATTATCAAAATCCATCTTAATATACTTATAATTAACATCTTGTGATGGACTATAATTCTTATCAGTAGCATTCTTCTGATAATTTTCCAACCAGGTCGCCAATTCAACATCCTTTTCGGTTCTGTAAGCATATGCTGTTAATGCCATTAATGCTGCCTTGCATTGTATATATAATGGATTATTTATATCTAAATACACATCCACGAAATCCTGGTATTCCTTTATATCAATATCCTCTATATCATCGGCAACATTTTCTTTAACAAATGATAATATTTCATCATCACAACCCGTATTCTGTTCAGATTCATTATCATTTGTTACCTTATTATCAGAAGACTCTATATTATTCTCTGTTTCAGTTGTATCAATATGTAAAAAATCATTCATAAGCCTTATAAGTAAATCAATCTTACCTACAATAGTTGTCTTTTTCTTGGTCTGTTGATCCTTAAAGTCAGCCATTGATATACCATTGATTTCTTTGTCTTTGAGTTCTATGTTATATGCATTTAAGAAATCTACGAAACGACTATCTTCTATATTATATGTAGTAAATTTATCAAACACTGAAATCCACATTGGCATTGTTGTAGGTGTAAATAATTCCTTTGATAAATCTTTGTTATTATCACCTAATGCTAGTTCCAATCTGTTAAACTGTGAATTCAATTTTAAAAATTGCTGTTCTGTTGTATTTTCATTGACGAATTTATAAATCGAATCTAAACTCGCTCTCCACGATTCACGAAAGAATAACAACATAATTGATTCAACAACAACTCTTTCAAGTTTTCCTTTAATTGAATTATTATTTGTAAACTTACCGCAGTTTTTGAAAAATGAATTTTTTTGAGAAATCTTTTTAATATGTCCAGCAATATCGGCTGATACGTTGAGTAATCCACCCTGTTCTTTATTCATACTTGCATGATTATTGTAATCACGAATATGATCGGCAATCTGCTCGTCAGTACAATCAAAAAACTTTGTTACATTAATATTAAAATTATTAAATCTTTTCTTTAACTCATCTGGTAAATCTTTATAATATTTTCCAATAACATCAAAAACTTTCATTTCATACTCAGGAAATCCTTCTTCATCAGGCACACGATTTCCATTATCATCTAAAACATAATCTCTATACTGAATTAAGTGTCTTTCCGCTCCTGCCGAACCAATCTTAATTCGATTCTCCTTAAAAGCTTCTGCATATGAAAGTCTCTGCAATCCATCAATCAAATGTGATATAGTTAATCCCTTTTTCTTCTGTTCACAAAGTATAATTTCAGGAATTGGAAGATTGCTAAGAATACGACAGAAATATCTATTTGCTTCTTCCTTACTCCATTGAAACGGTTCACGCTGCAAGATATAGTTGCAATTCATATCCCCATTTTTTTTATCTTGTAACAACGAGTACATACTATATTTATCCATTCTGTAATTTTCAGATTCGCTAATTTCAATAATTCTATCTTCCATATTTACCTCCATATTATAACCACCATCATTTTTATTTATTGAGAACATCGAAAGCCCTTTGTTCATTTTTATTGCTTTCATTGCACTGTTATATTCTCCATTAGAAATACCTAATTCTTCTTTGATTTTCTCAGAAGGAAAATCCTCCATCCGCATAAGCAAGATATTTTTTTGTATTTTAGATAATGAATTGAGAAACTTTTCTACTTTTTCATCAGAATCAAAATTAAATTTACATTCATCTTCTATATTTATTCCTGAATCTAATTTCTCTATTAAGTTATTATCATCTTCCGTATGTGCATCTAATGAGATATTTTTAATTATCGTTGGAGTGCCGTTTTCGTCATAAATTATTTTTCCTTTTTCATCCGTGACAAGATTATTTCTTTTTAGTCGAAATCTATTATCTCGCATCCATGTATCAAATTTTCTTTTAATGTTTCCTGTTAAATATGTTTCAAAATTTGCTTTCTCTGAATTAAAACTATACACAGATTCCATTAAGCATTGTATAGCGACATCATATAAATCATCATATTCATACATATCAATCTTCCCAAGCCAAATCTTGTGACATAATTTTTTTAATTTTTTGTTTTCATCATCTGAATAATCATTAATGATTTTCATCATCTCAGGATTACTATTAATAATCCTCATCATCTCTTTATTAATCATTTCATCTACCTGCCTTTCGCAATTCTTTATTCACATATTCCCCGAAAGACAATTCAGAATTCATAACTTTAATATGTTTAGTTTCTCTTTTACATTTTGGACACTTACAATATCTATCATGTCGATTTCTTTCTCCTTGTTGAAAACTCATAGTCTCTACCATAGGAATTAAACAGTTTCTACATATCACCATAATTAATCCTCCAAAATATCATTAGCCATTTTCCAATATTCCGTTCTACCCTTATAATCATCGCTAGTGACTTTACTAAGTTCCAATTTTATCTTCTCAATGTTGTATCCTTTGACTATCGCATCTTGCATAACCTGAACATACCTTATACACTGCTTTATTCGTTTATGTTTATCACGAATATCATCAAGCAAATATCCTATTTTTGCCACTTTATGGGCTTGTGGTTTCTTACCATCGTGTACTTTCTTATACTTCTCTAATGCATGATTAATATCACTTTCTGCACTATCACACTTTGATAGTTCAGTATTTAATAAATTTTTATATGTAATAAGTTGATTGTTGTCCCAACCTGCTAACCCTAAGATGGAATTAGCTTCTGATTCAATCTTGTCTAATAAGGTATAATCGAAATTACATCTATCTCCTATATAAACATTTGCATTTCCTCTATAATAAAGAGATTTATCAGACTTCTGCCCCGTATCCACATCAATAAGATTATATTTCTTAATCCATGAATACTTCTTTCTACTGTTCTGTACTAATGACCTCGCCTGTTTGTAAGTAAATTCCTTTGCCATAGAACTTGAAGTTGTTATCATATACTCACCTGACTTCATAGGATTCTCCATGACATAATTCTTTCCATCTGTTAAAATAAACAAAAAATCACTCCTCTCTGATTTTTGACGCACTTTAATAAGCCTTGGGTATACCAAAGAAAAATTAAAATGCTATTAAATTGTGATAAAAAATTGGAAATTTTGCTGATATGCAATTGACTTTTATAACTATTACTATGTATAATTTGAATGCATACTGATTATTTCCCCAAGAAATAGATTTTGTATGTTGCTTGACTAGCCAGCTACCAACTTTCTAGTCAAGCATTTTTTATTTCCTCTTCCATTATATTACTCCAAACATACGTTTGTGTCAATATAAAACCAAACAAATATTCGAATAAATTATCTTAACAGAATGTCATGCATAATTCCTCTTTTAATAATATTCTCTATATCCTGTTCGGTATTGAATAGCTGCATATGAGGAAGATAAGTATCTTCATTCATAATAATTGTTTTTGATTTCCTTACTAATAAACATCCATCATCGGGTGTAGCAATCTTTTTTGTCGAAGTATTGTTGTCAAAATTCATTGTTAAGATAACTATATTTTTAGGATTTTTACCTTCGGCTTTTAATTTTTGCAACCTGTCAATGGCTTCGTCTATACTTGTATAATCATAGGTTTCTGTCTTCATGATATTCTCTCCTCTCATTTATATCATAGCCAAACTAATTTTCATCGCTTCCATAACCTTTAAATTATCTTCGTTTGATAATTCACCAATTTTAAATTGAATCCGATCTTTATCAATCGTTGTAATCTGCTCTAATGCCACAACAGAATCATATTTCAACCCATTAAGTTCATCCTTATGTATTAGTACATGAGTTGGTAATTCTCTTTTGGACTTTGTAGTTACAATAGCAATTATAGTGGTAGGGCTAAACTTATTACCAATATCATTCTGTAATATAAGTACTGGTCTTCTACCACTCTGTTCTGAACCTTTAGAATCATATTTAGTTATATCAGCGAAATATATTTCACCACGTTTAATTTCCACTATGTTAGCCCTCCTTTCTCTGTTTGTTCCTTTGATATTTTGTATTATATACTTCACTATATATATTGTCAAGTATTATTACAATTATTTTTTATATTTATTTTTTCTTTTATATATGGTACTCTATGTATATAGGAGGATTACATTCATGAAATTATCTATTCAAAACAAATTAAAAGAAAAAAATATGACACGTTACGAACTGGCTAAAAAAATAGGCGTAACATATCCAACGATTGACAAAATCTACAAAGGTGAATCAACTTCAATTAAATTTGATATTTTAGAGGCAATTTGTAAAGAACTTAATTGTTCGCCACTCGAAATATTAGATACTGATGACTATCAAATGAAGCGATTACTAACCTATGCAACTGAAATTAATAAAGCAAGTAAAAATAAGGACGACACAAATTAATCTGTATCGTCCTTTGCATATCACATATTGTTTAACACATCTTTCATACCAATAGCACCATTCGCATAATTATTAACTGTTGTATTTACACTGCTATGTCCCAACTGCTGCTGAACAAATGCAAGATTTCCATTTCTGTTCATTATACTAGCATAATAATGTCGCATCATATGTGGAGTAATACCATTTCCATAATTCTCAAATATCTGTTTGATATTTCTCTCTGTTGTACGTGTACCATTTTTATTTACAAACACAGCTTTTTTGTCTACAATATTATCTAAGGTGCTTCTGTATTCTAGCCATTCTCTTAATGCTTTTAAAGCAGATCCAGTAAGATATACAGGTCTTTTTTCAGTTTCTCTTTGATATCCTTTTGGCAAAACCATAATATGTGACATATCATTAAGATCAATATATTCATTATTTTCATCTAAATGCAAATCTGATAAATCCAAGCCAGCAAGTTCAGACTCTCTTATTCCAGTTCCTCTTAAGACGCGAAAAATAGCAATATTTCTATTCCTTACACATTCATCCTTTTTCCACATTATTTTTTCTTCCATATCATTAAGCTGATTTTCTGTTGGAAGTTTTTGTGTTAAGTTGTTTTTAGAAGATATCCCTTTATATTTTATTTGTTTACTAAAATCTTCCATACTATTATAGAGTTCTCTCAATAAACATTCTCTATATGAATATACATTTTTTATAAAACTTTTTATAATATTCTTTCTTGTTTCCGTTGTGGTTGGCGACATTCCATTTGTTTCCTTATATCTAAGGTATGAACTAATATTTTGTGGTCGCAAGTCACTAAAATCAGAAACTTCTATTTCAGAAATTGATTTCTTATTAATAATATTACTTTCAATCAACCACTGTAAAAAATCTTTAATTGCCACTAAATAATTTAACGCTCCGTTCTTGCTTTCCAACTCATTCAAGTAATCTCTTAAAAACTGTGGTGCGTTTAACTCATCCAACTTCCTATTAAGCTTTTCAGCATTTTTGTTTTGTACTTCTATTTTGTAACACATGTTCATCAACCTCTCTTTCATATTTGTCTATGTAATAATTCTCTCTTTTTATCTTCGCAGCCTCAAAAATTTCTTCATAAGAGTCACAAAATCTTACTTCGATACACTTCGTTACCTCTCCACACTTCAAACAATATAAATCTTTAACATGTTTTTGTTCTCTTTGTTTTTGTCTTTGGATTCCTCTAGCCAACATATTTTCATTCATACATTTCATACATATGAATCTGCTTGCATGTTTTGGATTTCCATTCTTATATCTACTCAAAAATTATTCACCTCATTTCCGCAATAAAAAAGAAGCAGACAATTTCTGCTTCCTTATAATTAATATTTATTATTTCTTTCTTTTACTTTATCAATTATTTCTTCTCTATGATCTTTATAGTATTGATCTGAAATTTCCTTTACATGTATTTTATGTGCTTTCTCAGAACACTCTTCTGAACAATATGTTCTTCTAAGTGTTTCAAATTTTTCCCCACAAATAGGACAGATTTTAATTATTGGTGTATTCGATTCCTTACTATATCTTCTTTTATTCGAATTTTCATCTTGTTGTTTCTTTTTTTCTATTTTACATTGTTCACTACATACATTTATTCCATGGTAACTTGTAAACCTCTTGCCACAAATAACACAATCTCTAATTCTTGGCATTTTTCCTTCCTTTCAAATCAGTCTTTTTTATACTTATCTATAATCGGTTTAAAAAATCTATCTTCTGCATCTTTTCTAGCTTTTTCTGCATCTTCAATTTTTTTAAATTTACCGAGACTATAATTCTTTCCTTGAAATCCAATTTGAGCAACCCATAATTTTCTGGTTTTGTCAAAAGAAACTCCTTTTATACCTGAAGTATTATTTTTTGAAACTTTTTGAGTTAAAGTTTGTACAATCGTTCCATCGACCTGTGTACGCTTTTTTCTATTTTCATTTAATGTTTTCCCATCTCTATGATTTCCACAAGTACCAACCTTTTTTGCCTCAGATACCGTTCTGTAGCACATTCTTCCACATTTTAGGCATTTACATTTCCATATAACTTTTCCATTTTCATAGCCAAAAGGCTCTAAAAACAATAAATCTTTTACGATTTTCCTAGTCATATCTAATTTTCTTTTACAACCACAAGACTTAGACTTTCCTGAAATTAATTTTCCTTTGTTAATTGCTCTAATTGTCCCACACACACATTGACATGTGTAATACTTATTGTGTGACGAATCTGTTTTATCTGACAAAGCAAGCACAGTCCAATCACCAAATTTATCACCTATATTTATTTCCATATAATTACTTTCCTCTTGAAAACAATCTTCAACTGTCTTTATTTTACCACTATAGTATCAACTTGGAAAGGAGCTTCTTCTAAGCTGCCCAAAAACTAATTCATCAACTGTTTGTCCATGAAACAAATCTTCGTCATCAACCGTTATTGTCATTTCTACAGTGTACTGTCTTTCCATTTTTATCATCCTCCGTTCTGCTATTGAAAGCAATTTTAATCTAACAACTTATCTACTTCAATATCCGTTTTGAAAATAACAAATGATCCTGGCTTCATTAATTCATCAGTTCTCTTAGTAGCTTCTCTCCAATCTAATCCTTCATAATCTCTTTTTGAAATTTCGATAAAATCAGTTTCGTAAATTTTCTTATGAGTCTTTTCTATGTCAACACATCCACTACTATTCAGTTCAGGTCTTCGTATTTTTACAACATACATATCATATTTCGTGTCGATTATAAGCACACTTGCCATTTCACAGATTCTTTTATCTGGCAATCTACTTATAAGTTTTGTTCTAATATCCCCCATATCCTCTTTATATAAATTTGAATCATAAACACAATCTATAAAGCTTCCAAGTACTTTCATATTATTACCTCCAAATTTTCCATAAGAAATCGTCAATTCATCCCGTCAAACAATCCTGTTAAATGCTGTTCATTAATTTCACTTGTATTCATCCATTGATAATCAAATCCATTCTCTCCTTCACATTTTTGTGAAATAATATCATCAATATCCATAGCTGTTAAATTATCTGGAACTTCTATTTCTTTTTCAATAGCATATCTTATTCTCATCTATATCACCTCTTTTAATCTTCCAACAAATTCTTAATACCCATTACACATACAATAATACTTAACATCAGGCTCTCCACTAACATAGCGATAACCCATTTCTTTTATTAGCCTTAAACCTGAATTATACTGCTTGTTATTTGTAAAGTTATCTTTTCTTGCCAATTCATTTATAATTGATTCCATTTGTATTCTCCATCATTTACAGTGGAATTTTACCACTTCTATAATCTTCTATTTTAGTAGTTCTTTGCGTTCCATCTTTTGTATTTTTTATCTGCCATAGCACATATACTTGCTAATGTGTCGGTTACTATACTCTGTAAACCTTCCATTTAGTCAACCAATGATAAAATATCATTTCTATCAAAGCCAATCAATTCATCAGATTCTATAATATCAGCCAATATATTAACAATTTCTTTTTGTGCTTCAGAATCCCATTCCATAAGTTCCTCTTTTATTATCTTTGCACCATTTGATTTTGCAATATAATAATCTTCCAGTGTAGCAAAGAAAAATTCATATTGACTATCAAATGGTGGCATTTTACTATTCTTCATATCGTTTAAATATTTTAATGTTTTTTTATTTTCCATCTACATTACCTCATTTCATCAATTCTTCAATTAAATCTAATACTTCACATACAAAATTTCTGCCCACATTGAGAACAATATGTATTTGTAGAATATACATTACTACCACAAATACTACACCGATGTACAATTTTTGATTTTCCCAATAAGCCAAATTCTCTTTCATTAGTTGTGGGGATTCTCTTTTGCTTTCTTACACATTCTTCTATAGTATCTATATTAGCCATTAAATCTTTAATATCACCAACAGTTATAACTCCATTTTCATTACTATATGCAATTTTAAATTGTTGTATGGAGATCAATGCCGCATTTATTTCTTCTTCATACATTTATATCACCTCAATCTCCTATTAGCCAATCTTTTCCATCACAAGATTTGTGTTCTTGGACAATTTCATCAGTTAATTTTATATTTTCAAAAAATCCACTACCAATTGCTGCACAACCATATGAACAATATTTATCTGTAAACCCAGTTCTTACAACAATAATTGAATTTTCAAGTAATGACTTGCCACATGTAGAACATTCCATATATCTTACCACTGTTATACCTCGCAATTCTTTCACCAATTTATTCGTTACTTGGATATTTCTGTAATTGATTTACAGATATATGTCTGCAATCATCAGGATTGTCAGCATTATCAAATTTCACAATAGCTTCTTCATCACTATTCCATGAATATTCCATAAAAGTTCCTATAACCTTTAAGCCCCTATGAAATACTCTATCACCTTTCTTAAATTCCATTTGTATCACCTCATTCCATCACAGACACATCAATAACATTTAATCCTGCATCTTCTAAATCCTGTTCAACACAATATCTCAATGTTTCTTCTGAAGACTCATCATCATAGAATTCTGCTTCTACTTCTACAATGAGTTTCGCTTTTATTTTATTTGGTTTGTCTTTCATTTTACTCACCTCAATCTTTTACCTCTTCTCTTTGCCTACCATCAATATACCACTTAATTTTAAAATCAAAATCACTTTCTATTACATGATCAATGTATGACTCTAACTCGTTCAGCTTAATTATAGATACATTATCTATATCTATAATAACAGGATTGCCAGATTTTGTATTAACACTCATACCATTTGCATTATTTGTAATTGGTAAATAATTTATATATCCATTCGAATCATTTTCATTGTTTAAAAGAACTAAAGATTTCCCATCATTAGTTTTATAAATATCAAGTCTTTCCATTTACTTCACCTCTTATCTATCAGTTACAATTAAATTCTCTATATCATACCTGCAATCAATCCAATGTTCATATAATCCAATGTTTTCATCTGTTGGCTTCCTTGTTGCTGATGAAATATAATTATCAAATTTAGCAATTGCGTTATACATTTTCTCAAGGTCTTCTTTTGTGATCTCATCAGTACTTCTAAATTCTTTCACTATACCACCTCTTCCATTCTTCCAAGCAAATCATTCTTTACTTCGATTATAGCATTTAACCTGCCTTTAATCTGTAAATCATATGGACTATCAGTATTTTTTAACAAATTCTTAAGTCGGTCAATTTCTGTATCAAGCTCACTAATATATTCTCTTATCTTTTCTCTCATATCAGGTTTATTTTCATACTGATATAGTTTTTGTAGTGGCTCTTGCATTTTTTGATTAGAATCTAAATCAGCATCAGCATATACAAACATACACTGATTTTTTATAAATGGCATATCCCAATTTAATTTCTGTATTAATTTACTAATTGTCTTTCACCTCAATTCCAAATATCTCACAAAAATCTTTGTCCTTAATAACATCAGCTATCTTAAAATATCTTCTTGCAATCTCATTAAACATATCCCTTTCACAAATTGCTTCCGCTGCTTTAGGATGATTGCTTTCTATAAAAGACTTATATTCTATTACTAAATCAGAAAATAACTCTTTTTCATTTTCTCTTTTACAACTAACTCTAACATAACTATCATAGCATTCTTTTAATTTGTCATTTGGAATACCTATAAATAAATTTCTTCTTAACATAATATTCTCCATTTCTATACCAAAGGAAAGTTAAATTTCTCTGCCTTATTCACTCTCAATATCAACTGGATTTTTCAATTTTAGGAACTCTTCTCTATGCTCTACCAATGATGCACTAGCAATTGCATTGATTTTGTTCTGGCAAAAGGACTCAATTTCTCCTTTTGCTTCCATAACCGTTTTGTCCATTTGTTCATTAAACTGATCTGCAATAAATCCAATATTGCTTCCAATATCGTAATTTAGCATATTGAGCTTTTTCAAAATGTTTTCTTTATCTGCCTTTGTAAGTGTCTTTTTTGAAGAAAACAATTCAGCAACTTCATTTATTAATTCTTTTGACTTTTCCATTGCCTTATTAGTATGCTCTTTAAATTCTCCTGTGAACTGTTCTCTTTTGCTAACAAAATCACACTGAGGTATTTTCCCATCTTTTTCAGTATAGCAAATTGTTACTGGAATCCCTGTTCCTTGTCCAAAAGATGTAATTGCTTCAGCAAATTGAGAATAACTCATCTCTACTTTTACAATAGGCTTATTGCCAAAAATATCGTCACGATTTAATCCTCTTGTAATATCAGCATGTCTAAGTTCCATTGTTATTACATTACTATGTTCAATACTACTTCCAAATAAAGGTGTTTTTCCACCATACGCTCTGTTAAATAACAAAGTGCCATAACTAGGATGGCTTGTTTTTGTTCCAAATTTTGTTTCTTCGACTTTATATTCATTCTCCATATATTCTATTCTCCTTCCAAACTAACAGTAAACTTAGATTTCTTAAGCTACTAATGACAAAATTCCATATCCACCATCAATAATTTCAATAGCCTTTTCTAATGAATCCGTTTCATAACAATCCCAATTTGATAATCCGTCATAATCATCTAAAAGGATAACTGCTTTACATATATCTTTTGCTTTAAATTTCTTTAAATAATCATGACATTTATTTTTCATTTCAAATTGTAAATCATTTTCCTTAAAATCAGGTAATTTCTTAGAATATAGTTCATGAAGTTTATCCATGACATAATAGATACTGATTTTATTACGTTCTACAAGATATTTACCGTCTTCTCTATCATATTCTTCATTATATCCCTTATTAATTCTGCTAATCCAGAAGTCATTTGTATCCATACAAACATACACACCCTCAAGTTTGTCTTTGTCTGTTGGATAACAGTCAATTTCTTCTGCTTTCTGCATCTTTTCTACGAGATTACTTACATTATAATATTTTGCAAATTCCATTCTTATCATTCCTTTCACTCCACAAGAAAACTTGGATTCATTAGAGATTATAATCGATTCTCAATTTTTCTCAACAAATCTGCCCTTTGCTCTTTTACTTCATCAATCCAACCACCATCATGCTTCTGAACATATCGGATCGTTTCAAAAGCCTTCAATCTCAGGTCTGTCATTGGATTATTCTGAATTTTTTCAAAAAATTCTTCGTGTTCATATAAACCACCAAGAATTTCTTCATCTACACCATTTATTGAAATATCTACTATTTCGCAAGCAAGAACTTTTTCATCTGTATCTCCGTTCTCAAGCAATTTTATAATATCTTTTTTTAAGTTTTTGCTATCAACTAAATCCCACATCGTATCTAAAGCTCTATCATTAGATAGTACCTCGTAACTCCATGCACCCATACTTATATTCTCCTTTCCAATCTCCATATGAAACTATTATTCATTGTGCCTTCCATTCTACACAATATCACCCAACAACTCAATTACTTCATCAAGTTTCTCACTCGCTTCTTCCATACTATCAATTGCATCTTCAGAACACATTCCTCTATAGCTGCTCTGTAATCCTTCTGGCATATTATCAAATGCGTCCTGTTCTTCGTTTAATATAGAAGATAACTCACTTGTTGCCTGCTTTAGTTCAATTTGTATATCTTGAAATTTTGCTTTGAGTTGCCTTATCTTTTCTCTTCTCTGCTTATTCATTTTATGACCTCCTAACTAATGAAAACAAGTATATCCCCATAATTTATTTAACACTTGTCCGTCACTAGGTATGGTGGTATAACTGCTCAATACTGTTTTAAGTTTATTATATTCATCTTCTGTGATATCAATGCCATAATCTCCCTTGACAGTATTTCTCCAATCATATTTGTCCTGGCATTCAGGGCGAAAATACCATTTCTTATAAACCATTTTTCCCGTTTCTGGATCTTTACCAGAAAATAGACAAGTAATTGTTCTACCAGTAGCAATCTCTGTTGTAACAGACCTTCCAAAGTAAGGATTGTACTGCATATAAGCTAATTTGCCTCTTTCAATTGCGTCTTGCTTTTCATGTTCACTCATTTCAAATAACTGTTGTGTACCTCTTCCATAAGAAGTGTCGTACACCTTACTGCTATTCACGCCAACTGTAGAATATAACTTGACTCCGTTTTTATCAGTTGTTTCAACTCTCTTTACTCTTTCTCCGTTGATGTACTCATTGCATAATCTATCTGCATAATGCACATTTCCCTTTTCATCAACTGTACGAGTAATTTTCTTCATGTCATAATTATCTTTAGCTGCCTTTGCAGCACTTCCTGCATAAATTCCTAAGAATGCTAATAATCCTCCAAACATATTCATCAACCACCTTTCTTATATTATCTTCTCCATTTATCCATTTCATCAACTGATTTCCTGTTTAAATTATTATACATCTCTCTTCTTTTCTCTGATTCTTTTTTCTTTCCATCTCTATATGCAGCGATTGCAAACATTAATATTATTATACTTATAACTGTACTCATAAATTAAATCCTCCTATTTAACTATTCACGTCTCATTGTTACTATTCTAATTCTATCATACAATTTTAAACCTTGCACTATATATCCAAGTGTTAAAATGATGCATATAAATAAGTCTTAATTCATGCTCAAATCCTTTAATGACATCTGATGCATATAAAAATCCTTTATTATATCCTTCATAATTATTATTGGGTTCAATAGTTATATAATCTCCATGTTTATGTACTTCATGTCCTCTTTTGCACATTTCCTTCTTAAATTCTTTGTAATCAAACATAGTAATCACCGTTCTTTCCATAAAAATAAGAGACTTGCTTTTACAAGTCTCTTACTATATTCTCTATTATTCTATTTGTTACTTTAATTCATTAACATTGCCATTTGTCTTAATATAATTATAGATAGGCATTTGTATCTTTAGCATAATTTCCTTTAATTTTTCTTTTGACAAATTATCATCTTGAGCTTTAATTAACTCTGCCGCCTCCCTTGGTATCTGAACACCATACTCAACAGAAAATATTATTAAAGCTTCTTCAAATTTTGTAACATTTACTGTTTCGACAGCATATTGAAACGCTTCTAATAACCCCAATTTTGTCATATTGTACCTCCAAAAATAATTATATACATATTATATCGCCAATGATAATATTTGTACAGCCTTTTCTCTTCCTTCAGAGATAGTTGCACAACTACACAACCTAATCCAACCATTATATTTTTGTGAAAAACACCTAACTTCATATTTTTGATTATATTTGTTAATTTCCAGATTGCCAGTATTACGATTTACTATCGCACATTTTGTTTTATTTACTTTAAATTCTCTTCTCATAATATCACTCCAATCCAATAAAAAAGACAGATAATATATAATTATCCGTCTCAATTTAATTAATATTATATTTTATTCTTAATTACAAAATTTCATTTTGTTTTTCTAGTAATATTAATAATGCACTCATTGTCATTTTTTGTATGTATTCATCTTTGTCTACTTCTTTTTCAGTTATTGGCTGTTCTTCATTAATAAAATCATAATTTACATATAATGTAACTCCTGAATTATCCTTACACCAAACAGCAACAACTGTGTCGCCACCAAATTCAGTAATATCTTCTTTAAGTTCTTTGATTAAATCTGAACATTCAAAACTAATTTTTATTCCTTGTTCGTTTATAAATGCCATTATTATCATTCCTCCAATTTTTTAATAAATTCAAACCCATTTGCTGTTGTTTTCTTTTTAGTTCCATTTTTACGATAGAACCAATCGCCTTTTACAATACCCTCTTCGACTATTTCTTTTGCAACTGGATGTTTTCTAGTTCCAGACCATTCTAAAAAAGCACATCTCCATTTCTCTTCAGTAGGCTTTTCTTCATTCTTTTTCTCTGCCTTGTAATCTGCAAGTAATCTATCAATTTTTTCATCTGTTAAATTTTCTATTCTGCTTATATCCAAAGAATAAAAATCTGTCTGATTATAATGATTGCTTGTATGATGCCACGAAGAATACCTTAAACAAACTTCTTTTAACACTTTCACAGGTAACTTCTTAAATTTTTCCATTGAGCATTTTAACTCAATTTCCTGTTCTTCTATTGTATCAAAAATATCTGCCTTTGTCCATTTACTTAATGGTTTCTCCCCATTTGAATAAGCATCAACCGCATTGTTACTCATTGACCATCCGCTATATCCTGCCATATTCATCAACCTTCTTTCTTACATATTATATCACACTTTATTTCTCATCCTCAATATCTTCTAAGCTGTCAATTCCTAATTCTTCCATAATATCATCACAAAGACAACTTCCATCACATTCAGTTCCATCGTATATAACAGTCATCTCTTCAATATTTAAAACATAACGACTTTCTTTTTGTTGCTTAAATAACTTTAGTACCTGTCTTAATAAATATTCTTTCCTATCCATAAATTTTACCACCATTTCTAATAGTATCTAATTGTTTACTTAATCATAACACATAATACTTTTGCATATTTATCACCATACCAATCTTCAAAATCTGCATAAATATCACAATTTGCCATTATAGTATTATTGTATTCTTCTTCATCCATCAGCTCATATAGACCTACTTCCATATCCTCAGTATAGTTTCCATATGGTGAATCTTCTCCTAATGATCTGCAATTATCCGTATGAAAATTACTAGGATAATATTTTCCATTACTCACTGCTTCATATACTTCTAATTCTATATATTTATTTTTATATTCTTCTTTTACATCCTTGATTGTCATTTCATCTTCCCCCTTTTGAAATTTCCGATTCCTATGCTTTCTTTTCAAAATAATACTTAACAATTTTCTTGAAATCTTTATTACTTGCATAAGCAACTCTAGGCTTACTTCCATCAATATTAAATTCTGTTACGCTTAAAATTGCATATCCTTGTACCGTTAATGTGGCGAGATATACAAGTAAGTTCAATTTGTATCCAATACTATCAAGTTGGATTTCTTTTCTTAGTTTCTGCACTTCTTCATCATAATTATCATCTACTTCAATAATGTGTGCAGAAGCATATGTATTAACTTTATACAATCTATTGTTAATTTTTCTTACCATATTATTCCCTCACTTCCTATTCAAATAATTTATCAGCTATATAGTTTACTTCCTGATATATATCTTGTATTAATGCATCCTCATTAATAGTATCAATATTATCTTCACACCATACCTCAAACTCTGTATATCCGTTTGTCTTACAGTATTCTAAATAACTTTCCAACAAGCCATATATCTTTTCTTGTGTTTCGTTCATATTACCACTTCCTATTTAAATAGCCGATTCGTTAGATTTCTGTTTCATGTTAATCAAGTATGAATCGGTTTTCTTTTACGTTACTTACTCTATAAATTCCATTTATCTCTTGCAAAGAATAATAAGTAGTATTATTTCTTATATACTTATTGGTGATTTTACAAGTAACTAATCTGCCCCATTTTTCTGTTACATAAACAGATATTTTTACTGTATCACCTATTTTATAATCCATTCCAATCACTCCTATCTAAACCACAATTCCAATACTTACTCATAGTCTCTACATATATCCATTACTGTATCTATCACATTTAGTTTAGAATCAATTCTATAACCACTCATTAAGTCAAAAGAACTGTTATCTTTGGTATAAACTAAATCGCAATAATGATGCCATCCATCTTCTTCGTCATAAGCAAAAGTAATTTCAAGATTTATACCATCAACTATTTTGCATTGCCAAGGTCGTTCATCAAAGCTTTCGGGTTTATTACCTTCTCCATTCCATAAAGTAGGATTCATATCATTAAAAAATCCATTTACAATTCTCGTGGCTTTTTCTCTTGTCATATTCTAATCCTCCATTCTGTCAAAAAATCATCGTTTCATTCTACTATTGTTCCATACGGTTTAGCCGCATCTCTTATAGTCTCAATAGACTTATATGGAACACCTCTCAATATAAGACCACCGCTATATCCTTCATAAAATCTGTGTTTACCCCAAATTGCATATTTACCTTTTTTACTCACATAACATTTCAGAAGCCTTGTTGCATAATAAGCGTTTTCTTGAGCATCGTGACAAGTTATTTGAATACATCCATTCGGATATTTATCGCAAATAAGATTTATCCATTTAACATCTGATATATTAACTGGATATAGTTGCTCCGAAAATTCATTATAACAATTTGAACATTCATACACCGGCATCTTCATATATATTCTCCTTAAATTCCTACTTTTAAAGATATAGCATTAGTTTCCCATTCTTCGACTAAGCAATTGACAATATCTTCTGGAATATCTACATTTGCAAATCTTCCATCGTTTACCCAATCATAAGTTGCACTCCATCTGTCACTATGCAGCCATTCGCTTTTACCTATCCATTTATAAAACTGATCTCTTTGGAACTTGCACCACTCATAAAACATTCCTGTTTTTTCAATAAAGTCATTCGCTTTGTTTACCATTTCCATATCAGCTACAGGAAACCATCTCTTTTCAATTTCTGGGTAATCTCCATTCCAACCATCCCATTTTGAATAGATGATGTCTCCATTCCCATCGTGGACTTCACAATCTAATTTTAGTGCTTCTCTTACTGCATCTTTTAAGTTATCAATATTGTCTACTTTCTTATTTCCATACCAATCATAACATGTATATTTCATTTATGTCACCATCCTTATTTTTATTCCGAAAGAAACTCTTGTTTACTGTGCTATTTTAATAACTATTATTTTGTAAAATATTCAACACTCTATCCTGTAATTCTCTCGATGTATCAACTGGGCTATCAATAATAGCCTGACACACTTTATCAATTTCTTCTTGTCTAAAACAAGGATTATTATTGCTCTTACATAATTCACTATAAGCTAAATCAAAAGCTTTTCTTAAAGGTGTTTTTGTTTTTGCTTTCTGCGTTTTATCACAATCTTCTAAGAATTCTTTTAAAATTTCTCTTGCTTCTTCCTTATACATATCTCATCACTCCTATCTTCCGTTTTCATATTTGTGTGCAAAATAAATATCATTTGCAATCGCTATTGTCTGCCTTGTTGCTACTCTTCTAAATACCTCATTTCCATTATCAATTACAACAACATCATTCTTATCTTTTTTAATTTCTACTGATTTATTCATATCTTATCACTCCTTATCATCTTCCCAATAAGCATTTACATCATCTTTGTTATCCTTGTCATCATCCCAACAATCAAATTCACATTTTGCTTTTGCTTTACAATCCCATTTCTTATCACAATAATAACAACATCTATCATCTTTGTAGTTGCAATCATCTGTTTCAGACTTTACATAATTTCCACATTTGTACATATATCATCACTCCGTTTTTATATTAATTCATCAACTTCAACTACATCAGGATTATCACTAAACCATGAATCATCTTCTGCAATTTCCTTTAACTCAATAAAATCTCTTTCAGAATCAAAGCAATCGTTGTGTTTCAAATAAGCTACTTTCACCTTTTCTCTTGCATCTTCATATGACTCTGCCTTTACAATTCCAACAGCCAATTCTTCAATTCTGTATGCATATAAGTTTGTAATATCTAACATATTAAGCACTCCTTTCCACACTACAGAAGAAATCATCTTCTGTAAACACAGTGTTATCATATGCATCGAAAATAACTTCATCCGAGACATATTCGTTGACTTTCTCTATCATGTCATATGATGGTTCATCAATATCAACACCCATTACTTTTGCAAATAAGCATTCATTGACAAGTTGTACATAATACATACGCTTTAATTCAGTTAATTGATCTCTATTTAATTCTCTCACTGTCATGATTTATCGCTCCATTTCTGTAAATCCATTTCTCTTTAAATACTCTATGTAATCTTCAATATCTGATTTCTTTTTAACCTCAATATCTTCTGGATGATAATATCCATAAAAAGCATTCGTATATACCTTATATGTTTTATTTTCCATATTAACAATAAGGTTATAATTGTTGGCACAATCACCACGTTTCTTCCAATTCTTATCAAGCCAAAATAGATGTAATCTCATGTCAAACCTCCTTATAAAATTGCTATTTCTTACCACTTAATTTCTTTTACCATTGCTGTGTAGTATGGTTCAACAATGCTCACAAAAATCAATGTCGCATGTTCTAACGGTTCATATAATACACACTCAACTACTACTTCTATTTCTTTCCATTCAGATGCTTTCATAGAAATCCTGTCATCTTTCCGTGGTGTGAAATCAAGGACTCCTAAATTGCATTTTGTTGTTTTATCAATCACAAAAATATTATTCATTTTCATCACTCCAATCTACTTAAATAATGTGTGTTTTCCATCTGCATCACGTTTCCATTCATATCCTGTAAATTCAAGAGCTTTTAAAGCTCCCATGTAATAACTCATATCTTGTGGTCTTGCATCTTTCATATTTGCAATAAACCACCGTTCGTCTAACCATTCTTCCGTTTGCTGCTTAATTTCTTTTGGTGTTCTCTTCATTTTAAGCACTCTCTTCTTCATCTTTAAAATAAATTTCAAATTCAATATCATTATTAATCAGACATCTGCAAACCCAATCAGCTATTGGCTCAAACTCTGCATCAGGAAGTGTCCACCAATCATCATATGCTTTTCTAACAATCTCTTCTGCCCTTGTAAAATCCTTATCATTGCAAGGAATTATTACAAAATCAATCCATGTATTCATATCAGAAAATACATTTATACATTTTGTAATTCTTAAATTTGAATTATTTGACATATTAAAAATCCTCACTTTCTATTCTATCTAACATATCCTCATCGACTATTCCTATAATTCCAAGCCTCTCACACATATCAAGCAACTTCATTAACTTAGTATGAGCCTTATCTGTTTTCGTTTCTGTATCAAATACCGTATCATCGAATCCAAGCATTTTATAAATATCTTCCAACATAATTTTGCACTTCGCTTTCTATATTTCTACACATTTAATAGACCATTCAGGATGACTATTTAAGATACACTAATCCGTTCGTTACCTTACAATTCATCACACTAAAACACGACATGTCCAAGTTCATCTACAATTGCACTTTTATACATTTGTATTACCTCCTAAATATTCATCAATTTTTTCATATAATTTGTCACAAAGATTTAATATTCCTGCTGTTCCATTTTCATTATCATCATCATAAACTTCCTCTGATGCTTGATAAGCTAAGTCTGCTATTTTCTTTAATAGTTCTTTCATTTCGTTTGTTACCATAAGTTACCTCACTTTCTTAATCCCAGTCACTAGGCAATTCAGGATGACATTCATATTGAAAATCATCAGCATTTAATTGATTGTGTTTCAAACAATATTCCAATTCTCTTCTTGTTAGATCTTCACATAATCCTTTTATATCTACACATTTTCCATCCATTTCAGAATCATCTACATCAAATTCCCATATTGCTTTTACTATCATTTTTTTGTACCTCACTTTCTTCATTAGAAACAGTTCTTTCTTTTGGTTTTATATCGCTTCTAATTCCAATATATTTATCATTGATTCTTTGTAAATCCATTTTCCATCTGTTCTGATTTTTCCTACAAACTCTGCGAGTGAAATTTTTTTATTTCTTTCCATCTGCCATGAATACATTTGAATCCAATCGTTTAATAGATTGAACATTGAATAATCATAAAATGGACAACCCTTTGGTTTTACCTTTTCCAAAAACTCTTTTGTCTTTGTCAATATTGATACATGAGTTGTACCATTAAAATCGACTATAATATAATTGCCTTCCATTTATATCACTCCCTTACTCTGTCACAAATACTTCATTCCCATTTGTATCAAAATATCTTTCATGAAATTTTCCATCCACATAATCAATATCTCTTCTAACATCTTCACAGCCTGTAATAAGTTCTGCGTATCTTTGATCTGCCAAAGCTTGCCAGCTTTTAATTCCATGGTCACTCTTTACATTCTTAACAAGTTTACGAACATCATCATAAAATGTTTCTGTATTTGTAAGTTTATTCAGCTTATCAATTCTTGCACAATCTCTCTTTTCAAAAGCAAATTTATATGTCATATTCACTCACTCCTTTCAAAAAGTAAGGTGGCTTATGCCACCTCACCTCTAATTCTCTTTGCAAATTCTGCACTATAATCTTCATTTCCAATATTTACAGGCAATACTAAAATCTTATATTCATCTCCATTGATAAGTAATGGTGCTTTGTTACTTGCACCGAAACATAAAGGCTTATCAGAATCAACAATATTAAATGCGTCTGTAAGAAACTGCGGATTAAATCCAATATAAAAGTTGTCCTTCATATTATTTTCGCTTGTCTCAAATTCATCAAATGCCTCATATTTACCTGCTGAAATATATGAATACAAGTTTCCATTTTCGCTATGTAATACAACTGGCTTTTTATCTGCACCAGATGTCTTTCTTAATTCTGCATCATACTTCATTGCTTCAAGAATCTGTTCTCTATCAGGTACAAATCTATAATCATCAGACATATCAAGCATACTGTCTACTTTAAAATAATCTCCGTCAATTCTACGGATAATGTATGTAAAATCATTTCCTTCAAGTCTGATATATTTTCCATCCTGATAGATTTCAATTTCCTTTTCAGACTTCTTATCCATCAGTTTCTTAAATACAGGAACACACTTGTTATGTATTTTTACAGTATCAAACGGATTTTCTGTTGTCTCATAAATGGTCTGATTTTCAAGTGTTCTCATTCCAATTCTGTGACCATCAAGAGCCTCAATTCTCTTTGACTTTGTATTAAAATTGAATACCTGCATCATCTTTCGGTTGTCATCATCTGCTGTATATGTATTAAGATTAACAACCGTTTCAAGCAACCAATTCTCTTTTATGGACATAATTTTCTTTTTACTTTCATCCATTGACGGAAGAAATATGTCTGTATTCTGATAACGAGGAATTGTAACAATTTTCTTTCCGCACTTTATATTGATTTTGCCTACTTCCATATTCTCGGTAGTTACATCTTCTAATGTAATTTCACCGCTCATTTTTGAAATGATTTTAATATCATCCACATTAATTCCAAGAACTCCTGGGTGAGCATCATAAACATTATCTGTTCTGACTTCTGCCCAATGCTCTATATCAGTTCCCCAAACTTTGAGAATTCCATTTTCATCTATCTGGAAATACAATCTTGTCAGTGTAGAAAGAGGTGCTTTTTTATTAATTGCAGCCGTTCCCTTCTCCATCATTACCTTTAAATCCTTTGCATTCATTGTAAATTTCATCATAGTTATCTACCAACCTTTCTTTTTTCTTTCCAATAAATAAGACAGACACATTTGTTTGCGTCTGCCTTATTATTCTCTGTATTAAGCTTCAAATCGTTCCAATATTATTTTAATCGCTTCATCTGCTGTAATCAGCTCTTTATCCCTTAGCTTTACAACCTTATTGATTTTTGCAATTATCTTATTTTTTAAATTACTCCCAATTAGATTATTTTCTTCAATTTTTCTCTTACAATCATTTGCATACTCTTTTATGTATCTTTCTGCCATGTTTATTACCTCCTGAAATTACAATTTCCTTTGACTACATTTCTTCATTATTATATGTATAATCAAAATCTCCATATTTTAATTCAGACTTAATAATATCCTTTGTTTCTGTTTCCCAATCCTGCCTGAATAGTTTTGCCTGTTCTTTTGGAGTATTTTCTTTGTCAACTAACTTAAATTTTCCATCAACATAGTCATATCTTGTAGTAACAGGTTTATATTCCATATTACCTTCTTCAATTTCCTTTGAGATTTTCATCTTTAATTTCTGTTGAGAAGTGCCAATGAATAACAGTCTCATACTGGAATCTTCTTTCCATTCATTGCAGCTATGCAAGTAATATATTTGTTTTGCCATATAATCACGCTCCTTACCACTCAGGCTCTTTATCAATCAAGCCCAAGTAAAATTCATGCTTTGCTCCATCATTAAAATGTTCTCGTAGATTAGCAAGTGTTTTCGTTCCATTTTTTAATGATTCATAATCAGTAAGTACCATATCATCTGTATATTTTGCATACTCGTTCCTACCAATGCTCAATCTAAAAGTTTCACCTGTTCTAACCCAACCCCATTTTCCTGTATTTTTTGCTTTCGGATAAGCACCTATCATATACCCATATAAGTCTGGATATTTTTCTGAATTTTCGCTATGCCAATCTTCAAGCTGTATTTTCGTTCCGTCTGATAAAACAGTCTTGTCAATTATTTTCTGCATAACACTTCACCTCGCTTTTAATTTTAAATCTTGTATACTTTGGATAACTTTCATAAATCTCTTTACACCAATCCTCGTCTTTAATCTGCTTTGCAAGTAATTTAAAATCGGGATTGAAGTAATATGTTTTACGCCCTTCTTCTGGCGATTTGTCTGTTCTGTCTTTCCATTTTGTGATAATTACCATCTCATATCTTTTATCTTTATCCCCAGACTGCCCAGCTAATTCTGCTGTATATAAATTATTCTGCATAATCAATCAAAACCTCCCCATGTTTCGGAATTTCAATTCCAGACTTTATTTCTTCTCTCGCAACAATATATGTTGGAGTTTTTCTATCAAGTGTATAATATTTTTCTCTTATTTTATTCTGTTCTGCACTTGCCTCAAAGAAGTCTTTAGTTGGATCGTCCCAATACCAAACATAATATGTATGTACAGTATGAGTAATTTCATCATATTTTCTTTTACATCTCATGATGTCACCATTCATCAGGAATGTATCTTCTTCTAATTTAAGACTATCAAATTCCGTTGGAGATATATGATGCTGTTTTTCTTTCCAAGTCCATACAATGAACTGATTCTGCCAATGTCCTTTGAAAATTTCTGCTCTATATGTTCTCAGGTAAGCATATAAATCTGTTTTATTTTCCCATGCACAACCTTCTCCAAAATATACATAAGGCGAATCATCTTTAGAATTGAATGATATATACTGTTTATCAAAATCCTTTGTTGTGAACTTATATCCATTTTCACTTACAAAAGGATTTTTACTATCTACATATTCCCATAAACCGACTTCTGCTATAAAATCAATAGCACCATCTGCACAGCCTCCACAATTACCCCAATCACAAAATCTCTTTTCAATTTTACCTATATATTTTAGTTCTCTTGTTGGTAAATGTGTCCACGCTCCACCACTTGTATTACAACTAATTCTGCCTTCGTATTCATGAACAAAAGGTGTATATGGTCGTTCACAGATATAAATTTCATTCGCATCTGCTTTTTCAATATGAGCTGCTCCATAGTAATCTCCATATTCATTTGTATATCTAACGCAATCACCTATACTTGGAGTCTTTTCAGACCGTGTATTTTCTATAAGTTCAACATACATATTTGCCTTATCTACATCGTAATTCATAAGTATATGCGAACCACAAAATCTTGCGTTAATCTCTCTTAATGTATCTATTGTATATTTCATACTAATCAACCTGCCTTTCTAATTTCTCCAACTTCTTGTTACTGTGTCATATAAAGCTCCGTTTGCATCCTGGTATTCATCGTCTTCTGAATATGTGAATACATAACATTTATGACCGTTGATATTTTTTATTTTTCTTTCACCATATAAGATTGCATATCTTTCTCTGAAACTTGCACTATCACACATTTCTCTCATCTCTTCATCTCGCTTTGGATTTCCACAAGCTGCCTGAACACATCCATATAGCCAACCATTCAGATAATCAATGTTGTAACAATACTGTCTCCATGAATCTGAATCATCAGTGAATACATAGAAACTTTCTCCGTCATCACCACGCTCAATCCGTGGCTTGCCAAAGTTTGCAATAAATGACATCAGGTTGTCTTTAATAATTTCCATTTCATTTTTTGTAAAATTGTACATAATTCGTTTCCTCCTTGTAATAAAATAGGCAGCTAGTAGATTATTCTCCTAACTGCCTTTGCGGTTACTATTTACTTTTCATAAATCTCTAATCTATGCAGCAAATCAAACATTGCCACATATCTACCTTGATTCCGTTCCTTGAGTTTTTCATTATCATTCTGCATTGCATTGTCATAATCTTTATTTACTTTTCTAAATTCCTCTGCAATAATTTCAAGAATTTCATCCTTTGTCTTGCTACATGTATATTTTGCCATTTCCCTTCACTCCTTCCTAAGAAATCTTAGTTTCATCAGTTATCTTCTCTTGCACATAATGTATAAATCTCTGCATCAAGTACAACTTCTCCACAATCCTCACATTCTAAGCATACATCTTCTGGATTATCCCAATCTCCATATGATACAATACTCACCTTATGTCCTCTGTGTTTCTTTAGTTCGTTCCATAAAATCATATTCATATCATCTGATTTCTCTTTATCACATGCATATTTTTCTTCCAAAAATGCTTTATAATATTCAACTTCATCAAATTCATTCTTTTCCATATCCTGCAATGTTGAATAAATCATTTCTGTAAGTTGTTCTTTGGTATATGACTCATACACTTCATCAGGTGTTAAATCTTCATCTTCGCTTCCAATAAAGTAAAACCAAAATTCTCCAATCTGACAAGCAATACAATCATCATTTGGATTACTGATAATCTTTACTGTTCCATCACATAAGCCTTTAAAAACCATCTCTTTAAATGTCATAATCTTTCCTCCAATCTTCTAAAGAAATGCGAATTTCTTTTACTCTTTTACTTCTTCAAAATAATCTGGTGTACATGAATATTCAACACCTACAATTCCTTTTGTACCCATATTTGTTTCAACTGTATATGTTCCGTCATGATGCTTAATTGCTCCATATACTTTACCAGCCGTCCAAACCGTAGCAAAATCATCATCGCCTGTTAAATCTTCTTCATAATCCTTTATACATCTTAACTGTCTTTTATATTTCATTTCTCTTACCTCCAATCAATAAGAAACACATATTTAGTGCCAACTTTCGCAAGTAGAATTTCTGTCAACTAATCCTTCTACTTCTGCACAATATCCTTCATAAGTTGTACAAGGATTGTACGCACTGCATCCGTCACAACGCTTGCACTTTCGCTTTGAACTGCTTACAATATGATACATATTCGGTTCTACATATTTCTCTTTAATGTCTTCCCATTGTTTTTGAGTTACTTTTAAATAAGCATTTACAATCATTTCTCTTACCTCCATTCTAAGAGAACACGAATTTTTTACAGTTGAATTAATTTATCTCCAATCAATAACTGGTCTAATCTTAAATTACTTTGTTCAACCTCAAGCATATCTTCAAAACCGTTTTCTTCAAGAATTTGCATTGCCTTTTCTGCCTTTTCTTTGGTAGAACACTGTGCAAAACAAGTGCCTTCTAAATCATCAATTCCATTTACTTCCCATATCTGCATTCCGTTCATCTTTTTTACCTACCTTTCTAATCCAAGAAAACACGCATTTACTATTCTATAGGTATTATTTCTAATACCTCACCTTCATCTCCGTTATATTTTAAATCAAACCACAAGGCTACATCTTCGCAAGTTGCTTCGTCATTAGATGTCCAGAAATGATCCTTTTGTTCTCCATTTTTAAATGTAACTATATTCCATTCTTTCATATCACTCGTCATCTCCTATTCACTATGAAATATCCATTCACTCTGTCTTTTTCAAGCTCTCTTCATCTACAATACAATAGCATCCGAAAGCATCTCCAACTCTGTCATTATCTAAATCTAATGATTGTAAGATTTCATTGAATGTTCCTTCACTATAATCTTCCCTGTAGATTTCAAGATATTTCTGTCCTTTAGTTACATAGTTCTCTTCTGTTCTGCTTCTGAAACAATCTAAAGCATTTTGCAAACAATTGGCTTTTCTCTTTGCATCATTCCAATAAGTAAAATATGTTCCACTTGACCACTGTTGATTTTCTGGCTGTGTTGGATCATAGCCACTTACAACCGCATACTGTGTATCACTTTCGCTTTGCAAAAGAGCATATTTATCTTTCCGTAAAATCTCAATCCATTTCATATTATTACCTCCTTAATCCATGTTCTCTTATCAATCTCCTTGCAAGTCCTCCGTTAATATCTCCATGCACAGGAATTGATATACTCTCTGTAATTGTCTTTTCCCATACTTCATGACCACCTTTTGAACGGTCATGCTTAAATCCATTTGCCTTTAGAATATCTGTAAAGGCTTTATATGGCATTGGTGGTAATCTTCCTGACATAATCTCACTTCCTTTCTTTTACCCGTATAGCCTGATAGTGCAGCTTTATATGTATATGTTCTCTTATTCACAAATTGCCTTTGCCAAAATATCATACATTTCAGCATTACTCTTAACAGGTGCAATCTTATTTTCAAAATATGAAGCTCCCTTGCAATTTTCAAGTAATCCCTCAATAACTGTATTCTTTTCGTAATTCGCAAACAATTTCTTGAATATATGAAACGTTCTAAGTGTAAATGCATTCTTTTCGCTTCCTGTCCAATTAAGTGCTTTAATTGTCTTGATTGTAAGTTCCAATATATCTGTGTTATTTCTTACCATTCTCAACAATGTTCTTGAGGGTGCGACTTTACCTATTGGATTTTCCAGCTTGTCATCATCTGTCACAATCTGAATATTATAAGATTCAAATAAATTCTTAAAATCTATATATTCTCTTATGTTTGCCTTTACACCTGCTCTATATGTATCAGCAACAGTCATTGCCTTTCTTGCTGATTGCTGTCCTAAAAATGTAAGAACTGCCTCATATTCTGAGCAATTAAGCACTTCAACAAGCATTTTTATTTCTCCGTTTATTACAAATGCAACTATTCTATGTGCTCCATCGGCGACATACAGTTTTCCATTTTTGATATATACCTTAACTGGATCAAATTTATCTTCATTAAAATTTTGTGCTATTTCCTGCACCTTTGCCATATCTGTATCTCTCTGCCAATTTGGAATATGTATAAATGTTGGATTAATAAGAATATATCGCTTTGATGCAATACTAAAAGAGTTCTTTAATGCACAATCTACTTCTTTAACTTCCATTGATTCTCCTGCATTTGAATGAGCCTGTACAAATTCCTCTGTCTGCCGTGGTGTTGAATAACGAACAAAGTCTTTTTTACGTCTTGCATAATCTACTGTTCTGCTTACGCCTTGTGTAAAGCTGTATCCTACATCAGCAACTTCAATATCATTTTTGTTTATCTTTAAAAGCAGACATATCTTATCTACTGTTGCATCAGATGGATTATTAATCTCGCTTTCATACTTTGATATTGTTGAGTAAGAGACTCCGCAACCTTTAGCGACATCCTGCAATGTTAAACCTTCTCTTTCTCTAATCTCCTTTAACTTCTTTCCATTAATTTTGCACATAATTAACTACCTCTTTTCTTTTAATATTTTTGATATGTATTTTAGGTAAAAAATAACGGCTTGCCTTTTGACAAACCGTTTAGTTGCTAAACTTTTCAAATACTCCTGACTTGAGCATATCTGATTTCCAACACTCAAAGTCTGGATATTCTGTCTTATCTGCTAAGTCTCTATAGACTTCATGCGTCTGCTTTTCTGTGAATGTTTTGCCTTTTAGCGGTTCTTCATAGGTTATGTACTTCATTATATTTCACCTCTTTCTTTTAAATAATTTCTGTAAGCATTTTCGCTTTCAAACTGCTGATATTTGCCTATACTTGGCACAAATCCCATATAGGCAAATCCGTTATAATATCCCTTCATGTATTATCCTCCTTGCAAAATTCTTTACCTTATCAATGACTGTTGGTTCGGTTGCCTTCTGTAATCTTCTCTTTCTTTCTGTAAAATACAGACTGTTTTCCACATTGATATAATCTATCATTTGCATGGGAGTTAAAGCGCTATACGGTGTTGATAGAGTGCTGTCTATTATTTCTGCTCCGTTCGCTGTTTTAATAATTCTAAAATTAAATGCTTCCATTTTGCCTTATACCTCCTGTGCTAGTCTTGCATTTCTCATAATATTTGATATTTCGTTTTCTGTTTTTGCTTTATGAATTGCTTCTATAATCTCCGTTGTATAACGAAAATCTTTTGCAATCCGTACCGCTTTGCGTTTGTAGTTATACATTTCTCTGCTCATAGTTATATTCTCCCTTCTTATTTCTTATTTTGTTATTGTGAAATCATAGCAATCTGTATCTGTATAGATTGTTATGCTATTTCCGTTTTGCGTTTGTGTTACTGACGTTACTTTATTTAAATTTAAGTAATTGTATTTGCTAGGCATATTTTTACCTATTAAAAAAGCACTCAATATGAGTGCTAAAGTGATAAGTGTGTATGCTATTTTCTTTTTCATTTTGTGTTTACCTCCTTAATTTTGGGTATAAAAATAGCACCTAACAGATTTTTATTTCCATTAGATGCTATATAAATATGACACTTTATGAGATTATTTTTTTACAAGTTCCATTTTATAACCAAGCGCATCAATAATTTTCACAAATAAAACTAATGATGGACTATGTGTTTTCTTTTCAAACCGTGAGATACTTTGCTGTTTGCTTTCCGTTAAATCGGCTAATTCCTTTTGAGAAATATTAGACTCTTTCCGTAATTTAACAACATTATCAATTAAGTTGTTCTCTATATCCTCTGCACGAAAAGTAGTGGCTGGTAAACCACTTACTTCTCGAACTGCAATTTGCTTTTGGTCAATTGCAACAGCTTCTAATAACCCTTGCATTGTATCATCAAAAAATTTGCTCATGATTATTCCTCCTTTAAAATTTTTACTACTGCCTTTAGAGCTTTCTTTTCATCAGGCGTTAAGTCTGCCTTTTCATCTTTTGAGTAGACATTGACAAAATATATAGTTTCTTTTATATCAACATCTACATAAATTACTCTTGCACCACTTCGTTTCCCTTTTCCTTTATTCTCCATTGGGATACGGATTTTTCTTAATCCACCTGTATGAGAAATAGTATCTCCTAATTTCGGATTTTCTAATAAAATTTCTTGTAAGTCTTTTAAATTTTTATCAGTTAATCCTAAGTCTTGCCATTTAGCGGTAAAAATTGGTGTTTCAATAAAGGTTCGTGTCATATTTTTATTTCCTCCTTTGTTTATACACCTATAATACATCAAATTTGTTGTATTTGTCAAGTCAAAAATAGCACCCTTTGCGTTTGGGTGCTTTTGGTTTGGGTGGTTATTATATTTGACGCAGTTAGTCTTCAAAATTATAATTTGCGTCTATGTCTGCAATTTGCTCATCATAATAAGCTCTTGCAGATTCACAACGGAGTTCATAGTTACTTCCGTTTGATGGATAGCCTTCAGCTTCGCATTGTTCGGCTATCTCCTGGCATTCTTCTTGATATGCCTTTTCAAGTTCGCAGATTTTGTCTATATCTGCCTTTGAATAAACTCCTGCATTTGTCATTGACTGACGCATTTCCTCTATTGTTGGCATGGCTTATCCTCCTATTTTTGTTGTAATTGCTTTTTCTTTGCTTCTAGTTCTGCTATTTGAGCTTCTATTGAGGCAATTTCAGCATCGTTTTTGTTGTACTCTGCATCTGGTACCCATTCCATTATTTCGCTTGGTTGAACTTTGAGATATTCACAAAGTCTATTTATTGTATCTGTTTTAAATCCTTCGTTTTTGCTAATTTTAGACACAATATTAGTGCTAATACCAGTTTCCTTACATAATTGAGTTTTAGTTATTTTACGTTCAATTAATAATTTATCAAGTTTATAATATACTATCATATATTTTTAAACCTCCCTTCACATATGCTTAAAAGATAGCATATTATTTGACTTTTTTCAAGTGTGGTTTATAAATTAATACACACTATAAAAGAGCAGACCTTTTGCGTTGTCTGCCCTTCTAACTATGCACTATTCTTTTATTGTATCAAGTTCTGTTACATTTACACCTAAAGCGGATAAAATAACTTTTAAATCTCTATAACGCACCTTCATTGACTTATATAAAGGCGTTTCCTTTTCCGTCATTCCCATCCATTCCTGTAAGCGTGAAAATTCTTCTACACAAATTTTAATTGTTTCCTGGTTATTCATTTCTTCCATCCTTCCACCGCCTTTCTAGTTATAGTATAGCGGATTTATTGCGTGTTTACAAGTTCCGTTTCGCTACTGCTCATCGGTTACGGACTCACACCGTAAGACGGAAGGCAGACTTATAGCCTGCCTTCACTCTGCATTATTTTGTTTCTTTCTTAGCTTTTTTATCCTTTTTAGGCTCTACATATGTATATTTGTAAGCATCTGTTTTGAGTGCATTTTTATCTTTCATAAGTTGCGCAAGTGCCCTCATAAAGCTATTTTTAAATGTAGTCTTAGCTTTGTAAGACAAAGTGTTACCAGTCTTAAATAACTGCTTGTTACTTGAATTTTTGTAACCTACTGCTATAGTCATAAAGTTAATAAGTGTAGGTGTAGCCTCAATTTTAAGGTTGGTAAACCATTTATCAATACCATCCCTAAAATCATTTTCAGAAGTTGTATAAGCTGTATAAAGTTCATCTGGGATAAGCTCATAACAAGACTTAATTCTTTCATCATAAGCCTTTTTAAATTTATCATATTCAGCCTGATACTTTTCAACATCTGCTAAATATATAGCCTGAGCCTCAGCGTCATCCTTCTTAAGTTCTGCCCACTCCTGGCTAATCCGCAAATTATTCTGAAGAATAAGTTTTTTATCTGCCATCTCATTAATAGCTACCCAGAATTTTGCCATAGTTTCTGTAAAATCTTTGCTTGAAGTCATAAACTGAACTTTTACAGATGATGTGTTAATAGTAACTTTCTTGTTATTTTTCTTAATTGTTGTCATAATAAACAACCTCCTTCTTAATTTTAGATTAATTTTAGATATAGTTATAGTGCTATCCACTGTTTACAAGGGCTTTAGACCTTTATAGCAGGACTTAATCTTGTAATGCCTGACTATAGCCGTGTTACACCTTTTTAGTTTTTAAGCTGTAAAAAGTATTCGCAAACCAAAAACAGCTACAATAGTTTTGTTAATCTTGTTTTCAACTAAGTTGATTAATGATAATCTCATTGTATATACAACAAGCCTATAGCCCAAACTTTAATTGTTAAACAAGTTGCAGAATGCAAACTTACTGGCTATAGATAATTTGTACAGTGTCCCCGTTGCCTGCACTTCTCACCGCTTCCAAGCTAATTAATTAACTTAATCCTGAAAATTACTAATCAGGCTTGCCGTATATATGATACGGACTACGGATTTTATAAAATATCTACTTGTTTTCACCTACCCTTTTCCTATTCACTCAAAACAAAGGATATAATCCACTCCTAAAAGATACTATCTAAGACACTTTCAACCCGAAAATCTAAGCTATACAGCCCGAACTTTTACCCCTAACTTTAAATCAGCCTACTTATGGCATACAGATAGATATAAGTTTTTGAACTTTTGAATATCTATTGGATACTCACGTTTAATATTTGTTTATCAAGATGCGGTTTTTGCACGTATCCACGGATGGAAGTTGTGCGGATTGTACCCAGTCCCACGGATGGGAAAAGGTATAAAAACCTTAAAAATTATGTGGACTTTTTACCTGAAATGGTATAGAATAAAGAATGTAGAAGGCTTTATTCTTATAAAGTCCTGGCGGTGTGGATGTTGGAGCATTTACACCGCTTTTTCAATTTTACAAGGTGCGGAGGGTTGCAACCCCTCATAATCTGCTATAAATTTGAGCTTGTCAAGTGTTATCCGCTTGACTTAATGTAAGTATAAATCCTTGCTTGTAATTTGTCAAGAGTTTTTTGAAAAAATCTAAAATCAATCAAGATTGATTTTTCTTGCCCTCTTGACATTTTCAATTATAGAGGGATATATACTTTTTGTCAAGTGGTATTTTTAAAATCTTTTTATTGATTTTTATACATCCGCTTGACTTGTCTATTATATTAAACTTATATCATTAAAAAGTCAAGTATTATTTTAAATATTTTTAAAATTTTATCTGATTTTATATTAAAGTGGTGAGTTATCCCAATTTTAGAGTGGTTTTATAGTATAAAGTGGGGATTGATGACTTAATTTTGATTAATTTTAATATAAAAGTGGGGATTGATAGCGATATGAAAATAACATCAGATGAGATACGGACGTTTGTTCTATCCTACTATCCTAAAGTCATCTTTTATCGAACGTAAGTTCTATTAAAAAACAATGTCTAATATATATCTATTAGCCATTGTTTTAGACTGACTGGGGGTACTTAAAACCAACTTGATGGACTGGAAATGCAGCAAACCCTATAGCTGATTCATCTCTACACCAACTCAAAAATCTAACCCTCTCTCCAATCCATTAAATCCAACAAAATCAAGCAAAATTCTAATTTTCCCATCTCAAACCCTTTATCGTACCCCATATCGCTCAAACCCACTAACCAAGCCACTTTCAGCCACTTCACGACCAAAAAATTAAACTTCCATCTTATCAAAAATTCATTCACAAATCCAAAATCTTCCTTATTTATAAATACTTTTACCGATAACCATTTTTAATCTAAAATCTATCATTATAATCAATCACACAAATTACAACTCTCTCATCTACAATACGGGGGTACATAAAAACCACACCAGAAAAACCAAAAATTACCTATATACTTCACAAAAATAACCAAAAATCCAATATAAACCATTAAAAAATCCTACTATAACAATACCAAAAAATCCCATTTCTCATCTAACCCCTCTATCTCACCCATACACAGCGTTTTTATTCTACTATACCAATAACACCTAAAATCATTTTTACCCACCTAAATGTTCAAAATACAAGGTCAATTTTTTACATCACCCAAAATCACATTAACTATTTATATATATTCATCATATTTACTATAAATAATATTATCAATTCTCACACCTATACAAAAATCCATTCTCACAACTCAAATTTCAATTTTTCTCTCTACCCTAACAACTAGCCACTTGACATATAAAAATCTAAAATAGATTCAAAATCATACATTTTTCTCCTTATATTCCATGTAAAGAATTTTATATTAACTCTCTTTATTAATTAACATATCCATACAATACTAAAAATTCATAAATTCAAAGTCATATAAGAGAAAAATCTATTGTAAATAATCATCACACTACTCTTGCCAAACAAAAAAAATAATAAATTTAAAGGAGGACTCATTATGAGCAATTTAACATATTACAACAGAAACATTTAATAACTTATTATGTAACTTTTATAGAAATATATTTGATGAATTAGTCGGCAGAATTGCATTTTAATCTATTTAGGGACAAAATCACACCTCATAGAAAAATTAGCCACTTTTATCTCATGCCCTTATAAGTTATCACCTAAGACATAAAAATTGAAAATCACCCTCAAAAACTCATTTTTAACCCACAGATAGGGTATGAGAAAACTGCACACAAGTTCAAAAAGATAGTATGTGCGTAAGCACAAGATGTAGCCCTTTGATAAGGGCGGTCTTTTCGCAACGTCAGCAAGAAAAGAACATCTCTAGGTAGACAATCAAAGAGAGAATAATACATTAAAGAAGGAATTAAGTATGATGCAAGAAAACGAAATCCCAAAATATCTCAAGTCAACAGAAAGTAATATCTCCAAGAGTAATCGCAAATCAAAGCACAAACATCATTATGAAGAATGTCTGATTCAAAACAAATCCATATTTGCAGGAAAGACTTGTCTTAATACAGGTTTATATACCTACTGTACTATTTGTGGAAAAATAAATGAGCGATTCAAGGAAAATAAATCTATTGTAAAAGATTATATCAGAGAAGTTAATTCACCAATAGGCAGATGCTACTCTCGTATTTCTGATGAGGAATTATATGAAAAGTACCATAACAAATTACCAGTATTTTTGTAGAGGATATTTTTAAAGAGAGGTATGTTAATTTGGAAGGAGAAAATAAATGAATTTAATAACAAGATTATTTAATAAAATTAAAACTATAAAAATATACTAAAAGAATTAGATAAAACATTAATAGAAATAATTTAAAAGAATAAAACTATAGGTATATCATATACGTACCCAAATGAAAGCATTAGTCAAAAACACCACGTACCTAAACAATAATAATCAACCAAAAAATTAAAGAGCTTGTATGAAGCGTAAGCGAAATACAAGCGTAATAGTCTGTCTTATTAAATAAGTTATATATCTTCTTTCAGTTCAGTTGACCTACACAAAAGTGTAGTCAAAATTCTCATATTTTAAAATTGGACATACATAAAAGTGTAGTTTACTGAACGCTCGTAAAGGCGTTTCTCTTTAAATAGAAACAGAGAATAAATAAATATCACATATAAAGGAGGATTTTTAATTGCAACAAAAAATAGAATATTTTACACGTTTCCCAAATGGCTATATTCAAGGGAATATCAAAACAAAATATGGAGTTAGTAGGAAATTTTATATCACATACATACTTATAGATAAATACAGATCGTATGAAGACTATAGTTGGATTACTATTCGTAAAGTAATGGAATTCTATGGGTATAAAACAACCAAGCATAAACCAAAAGCATTTCAAGAAATTCTTGATGTACTGGAATATATGATTAATAACAAAATGATTGAAGTTCAACAGGATCTTGACACACTCGGATATGATACTGGCATTGAAATTAAGATCATTCCTGAAAATTTTGATGCTGCTGACAAATTCTCAAAAATCACATCCTCTCAGCTTGATTTTATTATGATGAATGAATCTAGTATCAATAAAGAGAATATACTAATGGCTTTTTTATATATTAACTCATATATCTTTATTCGTCCTAAAAATAAAGATGATGAAGATGTCATGTATAATCCTGAATCTAAGCCAGAAGCTTTTTGGCGAAGTATAGAATCTATGTCAAAAGAGCTTTCTATGTCAAAGGATACAATTAATCAATGTATCCAATGTCTCACTTCTTCTATTGGAAATAAAGAACCTCTCTTAATAAAAAAAGAAGTTGGCAGCATTAAACCTGATCCAAAGAAACCACCACAAAATGTACCAAATATATATGTACTTAATAAAGAAGGATATGAGCAAGAAATCGAATGGGCTATTGCTAAGATGTTGGAGATTTATAATGTAGATTCATTTGGAGAAATTAAAAACGGCAATTAAGAATAAATTTTAATAAAACCCTTTTGTAATAAGGGAATATATAAATGTAACACATAAACCGTATCACACTAGCGATGATATGAATAAAAATTTTTATTTAATAAGGAGAACAAATATTTATGACAAATGAAACACAGAATCATGTAATGACAAGAACTATGGAACTCAAGACTCGCAACAAATTAATCTGCTCACCATTATTATTAAAATCAGGAGCAGATTTTGGTGGAACTGATTTAGATATTGCTGAAAGAATTTTTACAGATATTAAATTTGATCGTGCTATGCAAAAGGAATGCGATGTAAGAGATTTAAAGAAAATGGAGGAAATAGCTTAATGAAATACGAAATAATTGGAGATACATCAATAATAATAGATTTACATAATGGATATTCAATACTTGCAATGAGTAGATGGAATAAAGAAGAAAGATTGTATAACACTACCTTATACATTAAGAAGAATGACATAGATAGATTTGATCTTATAGATTTTGCTCTTAGTGTTGAAACAGATAATAAAAAAGAATTATGTATGAAAGTTCTTAAATATGTTGAAAATACTGATTTTACTTATTATGTTAATCGTACTAAGTATGAACTTGATTGTTTTGAACGTGGAAATGCATTATATGAAAAAGAAAAGTTAAATGTTAAGTAAAAGTGATTATAAATACTACGAGAAAGCAAAAATAGCTGCGGATTTATCAGATTATAAAAAAAACACATATAGGTTGTATAGCCGTTTATCAAGGAAATGTAATAGGAATTGGTTGTAATACAATTAAAACACATCCTATACAGAAATATTATAACAGATATAGAAAGTCTTGGAATAAGAACGGCATTAAACCAACATTACATGCCGAAATTAATTGTCTTAATTCTATTCGTCATCTGAATATAAATTTTTCCAAAGTAAAATTGTATATTTTCAGAACAAGATTTGATAAAGAGTTTGGCATGTGTCGTCCTTGCTCTAGTTGTATGGCAGCTATTAAAGATTTAGGAATTAAGCATATCTATTATACTACAGATTATGGATTTTGCTATGAGAAAATAAAATGTGAGGTATGAAAATGGCGGCTTGTGAATATTGCGGAAGAGATTCTGGACATGCTGAAAGATGTCCATTACACGAAGATAGGAAAAGTAATTACATATGTTGTTACTGTAAAGAGGGAATATTTAATGGAGATGAATTTATAGTTAATTCTGAAGGTGAATATCTTCATCGAGATTGTATATTTAGCTATGATTTTTTAGTTAATTGGTTAGGTTATGATTTTAAGGAAATGGGAAAGGAAGGATATTATGATAGTTAATAAATTAAGAATATTTTTTGATATTGATTATAAAACAGGTATTGAATATTGGATTCCTATTAGTGAAATAAAGATTAAGAATATGTTTCTTGCTACCCCACCTGGTTATTTTAAGTATAGAAGAAAACTTAATAATTTTATCAAGTATGGTGAGCTTAGTCCTATTATCATTGACAGGAATTTTGAATTAGTTGATGGGTATATAAGTTATCTAATTATGAAAAGATTTAGCGTTGGAAAAGTACCTGTTTATTTTCAACAATGTGTAAGTGAATAGAAATTTCATTTCATTTGTTTTCATGATAAATAAATAGATTTCTATGAAATGAAAAGAGAATATAAAAGTATAAGAATTATTTTAGGAGGATTTTTATATGAACAAAACAACTATCTGTCCTATTTGTGGACACAAATTAATTAAAATAGATGATATGAATTATGTGACATCTATCTGTCCTGACTGTCATACAACTGTATTTGATGAAGAAGATAGCAATCGCCACGTTATTAAGTATGGTATTTCTAAGAAAGATGGATATAATATCAGTTTAGATATTGTGTATAAGCAATTTTTGTCTGACCAAATGGTTATGTCTGGTAGGTTAAATGTAAATCCATGTGAAGTTATGTGTCGAAGAATTTTTAAAACAGATATATATTCTGACTCTATGTTAAATCACTTCTTTCCTATGTTCAAAGAGTTTAAAATGCAGCAGAAATATAATTATTTTGATGGCTATGATAAATATTTTAGAATGTCTGATAATTATTTTAGAAAAACATTTCCAGAGTTTTATGAATAAGAGGTGATAATTATAAAAAAGGTACAGTATACATTAGTAAAAATCCCAATAAGAGAACTTATTGATGGAGATTTTAATATTCAGATTAATAGAGATACAGAAATCAAAAAAGAATATCTTATCAAGCAAGGTGATTCTCCTTTATTTGATCAGATTCAGAGACTTCGTGGCGAATCATCATCTCATATAAGTGAACTTATGTTGGTTGTTGCAAAGAAGAATCCAAAACAGGAAGAATCTCTTAGAAGAATTCTAAATGATGGATTCATATATAATGGAATTCACTACTCTCGTTTTGGCAAATCAGCTTCACAAGGCAAAGATGGAATAACTGCATTTGTATGTGATGAAATTTTTGATGAGTTATATTTGATTACTCAGATGGATATTAAAATTGATGAGTGTGTTATTTCTAAGTATGAAGCTCAGAGATGTTTGCCATTCAGTTCATGTACTCTTATTAAAGATTATATACCTAATATTGTGATTATTGGCGAGTATGAAAAGACATTAAAAAATCAGCTTATCAAATACGTAGTTGAAAAAGAAAAAGAATTTGTTGATGAAAATACTGGTAAGAAAAAGAAATATAAAACCAGAGAAATTGAAGAAGGATTAAAAGATATTGGATTATCACCTTTTGACGGATGTGGCTGTCATGAAGAAAACTTTATGAATACTGTGAGCGAGCAACTTGGATTAGACTATAAAGTTATTGGAACACAGGTACGTTTACCATTTATTAAAGGATATTCTGTATATGTACCATTTAAACAAATTCTTAAAGAATGGGGTTACACTACTATTACTGACATCTATGGTCATGTTCATAATATTGATGATGTAGATTGCATTTGGAATATTTCGATGTTTAAAGGGCACAAGATTTTTAAGTCAACTTATGGCAAAAACGCATGGATTGAATATATGAATACTGTCAGAAAGTATGAATTCAAACTTGGAATCAGTAAATACAGTCATCATATTAAGCATTTAAATAAATATACACGAATGAATTTTCAATATTTACAATGTCTGGATCTTTGGAATGATAAATATGTCAAATGTTATACAGACAAAACAAAAAAAGACTATGATATATTAGATTCTAAGAATGATGGGAAAATCATTAAGCTTGCAAAATATACCACTAATATGTATGAAAAAATCATTAAAGGTGATAAATTCTATACATATAAATTTATGGGAATTACTGATACAGAAGATTATGAGCCAGAAAGTAAATATCTTGAAGCTGCATTGGTAAATGATGTTATGCTGAAAGATCCTGCCGTTAAGCAATTTATTTATAGAAAACTTAAAAAGTCTATTGATGAAGCAAAGGTTGGCAAGATTTACTGCTCAGGTTTTTATCATACAGGTGTCGGTGATATGATTGGTTATCTTCAGTATGCCGTTGGCGAAGAACCAGTTGGTTGTCTTGGAGAAAGAGAATTATATACAGCAAATTTTGAACCAGGCTATTGTTGTTCATTCCGTTCTCCGCTTGTTGATCCGTCAGAGGTAAATAAGATTAAGATTGTACGAAATGACATTCTTACAAAATGGTTTGATTATTTTAAAGACCAAGATGTAGTAATGTTTAATATGTATGATGTTTCAGCTCCACAGCAAGGAGGCGCAGATTTTGATGGGGATATTTTCTATTTAAGCAACGATCCTATCATTATTGATTCAAAGATAGATAAGCATATCATACTTGATATTGAAGATAAAGTAACCGCTCAGTCAAAACCATATACAAAAGAGAATCTTATTGAGTATGAAGTAATGACAAGAGATAATCGTATTGGTGAAATTACTAATGTTGCCACAAGTATAGAGAATAAATATACGACTAATCCAGATATTCAAAAATTATATTCTGATTACTCTTCTCTTCTAAGAATATTTCAGGGCAAAGAAATCGACTTTCTTAAAACGGGATTCAGATGGCATATGAATTCAGGTCTTAGAAAGCATCTTAAACAGCTTCCATATTTCTTACTTCATAACTATCCTAAAAAAATGAAATCCTATATGAATATAATCAAGAAGAATAGAGATGCTTCTGATGAGGACAAAGAATATCTTAATGCATATCACTCTCCCTCTCCTATGAATGAGTTATGTGACTATATTGAAACTTGGGAAAAGAAAAATATCTTATGGGACAATAAGGTAGATTTGGTTGATACTAGATGTTTAATCATTGATAATGATTTGGATTTGTCTGATAGAAAAGTTTTAAAGAAATGTAGGAAGTTTATAAATATGTATGCTATTGATATTAAGCAGCATCTAAATCTACATAGAGACAAGTCGAATGATGAAGACCATAAATTTAATATGGATGAAGTCGTAAATGATTATAAGACAGAACTCCTAAACGAGATCGGATTGCCTGAAAATATTATAGCAAATTATGTTATCAAAGCTTCGTACTCTTCTGTTTCTATTAGCAAATCTCTTGCATGGTCAGCTTATGGTGATTATATCATTGAAAATCTTAAGAATAACACAAATCCAAAGAGAAATATATCAATAAGAGAAGTTCCTTATAAGACGGACAATTCATATGAATATCTTGGAAAATACTATGAATTTGAGGTAGGTGATACATATTTACGACTGTAATGAAACATTTCTATATGAAATTATAGACGATTACAAAGAGGCAGAGAATAATGAGGTAAAGGACGAGATATTCAACTCGTTCTGTTCCTCAATATGGGCTTCTGATAATAAAAGACGCACATATATGAAAGCAATTCATTTTAAAGTCAGAAAAGATTTACTTAATACAGAACTTGGACAAGTATTTGATACATGGTCAGGAATTGAATACAGATATTACAAGTCAATGACTAAAGAGGAAAATTGGTGTTCCATTATCAGACAGAAAATTAATAATATTTATACAAGATATTTTGATAAAGAAGTAATTCTCAATAAAGAGTACATGGATTTATTAAAGAAACCAAAGTTAATGTACTTTGATTGGTTATCTGGGACTGAGATGGATGCAGATACAGTTACAGATATTATTGATGATACGATTGACAAAGCTGAAAAACTCAAACAACGTTTTCAAATGGAGAAAATGACATTATCTTGGAATGAGTATAAAAAGGTTATTGAAGGATTTTTGAGAAGATGTTTTGATAATTGCAAACTAATTGAAGAATATGAAGATAAGACTCAGATTGTAAATAATTATGATTTTATCACTGAGGATAATTTTTATGTGAAGTATATTAACAGGTCGCTTGATGGAGAAATAAGAAAATATCAAAAACAGTATTATGGAATCAGGGATCATAAAAAATATTCTCGTTGCAAACGTTGTGGTGGAATTATTGAGAAAACAGGAAATAAACGACTGTATTGTAATGATTGCAGAATCATAATTACAAAAGAAAATTGGAAAATTGCATCAAAAAAGTATAGAAATAAATCGTCATAAAATAGAAAATCTGAGTTTTCCTTGTAAAATAAGGCTTTATAGCTGTTTTTAGTTTCGTATATATCAGTAATGGAAAACAATGAAATCAGCTTTTCTTGGCTGATAAAACAGAGAATATAATAGTGTAACAAGTAAACACATTATTGGAACAAAAGGAGAAATAAACATGAATTTAAAGGAATCATATCGTTATGCAAACTATCTTGACCGTCTGTTAATGACAGCAGACACATATCTTAGAAATAAAGGATTTGTAACAACTACAGAACAAAATCACTTACGCTCTAAGGCTAATCCAGATGCACAGGATGAGAAAATTGCGGTTCAGAAACCATATGATGTAGATTTTAAGCCAAATGATATAATCGACTTTGTGGTTAAGGTTATTAATGAGAAGGAAAAACTTTTCTCATCAATCGCAGATGCAAAGGCGAGAACAGAAATTAATATTGACAATGCTGTTGCTATGAATAAAAAGAAACAGTCATTTGTGAATACACTAAATTCAATCGTTTCTATTAAGCCTAGTGAAACACAGTCAATGGGAAAGGATTATAAATTTGATATTAATAATGAGCAGAAACCTTACTCTTACCAGATTATTTCTAAAACATCCATTGATTTTGACCGAAACAGCGTCAAAGGTCTGATTAAGAAATATAATAAAGAATGTGATGAGATTTCTTCAAAACTTGATGAAAATTGAAATCACAACACAGGTTAATTTTACACCATTATTTGATGTAAATGATTCCTTTGAGGATTTGGTTGTGGGTTAATTCCCACACTAATCTTCTATCGGATATTTACAATAGGGCTGAGATTGATTTTTATAATTGTCAATCGGTTCAGATGCAGATGAACTATAATGCTGCAAGGCTGGATATTAGCCATATAATATTAAAAAGAGTAAATCATGCATTGTTTAGAATGCAAAATATTACATATAAACAAAAATCAAGAATATTTCATAAATATTGTATTATTGAGTCTCCTGTATGTTTGAGGAAAATTACTTTAAAGGTCGTTATATGTATTGTTATTTGCTACTTTGTTATTTTGTAATTTTGTCAGTTTGATATATTGAAAATTTGATATTTTGTCATACGTGTCATGAAGATTCTTAATAAAATTAAAACTTACTGAAAGTATAATTAGTGATATAAAAATATTATAAAAGAATGAACAATTTTTAATTGTTAATAATTATAAAGCTTATCTATATTCGTATAGATATATCAAATTGATTGAAATTATGAGGACATTTTCAGTTCTATTTTAAATATCCGATAGATTTTGTAATTCATATTGTACCTTACCTTTCTATAATCGGTGGCTGTGCTACAGCTCTTGTAGTATGGTTGCCGATTTTCTCTTTGAGCCATTAGCTCAGTCGGTAGAGCACTAGACTTTTAATCTAGGTGTCGTAGGTTCGAACCCCACATGGCTCACTCTCTTCTGCTATTAGGCAGGAAATAAATCAAGAAAGAAGTGAAAATTATTAAGTACATTTCAAAAAATGAAATTGAAAAATTATTATCTGAAGGTGTAATTAGGAACACAAGACGAGGATATGTAGATTGCAGAGGCGAACATATTGGGTATTATAAAACTTGTGGTGGAAAGCGTTACATTGAAGATAAATACGTTAAGTAGGTTCTGCCTATGAAAAATCGAATTGAATATAAAGGTTTTTATATTGACAAGACTGAAAATGGCTATCGTATCTGTAGACAAGAAGATACAGAAAAGCATACCCATCTCTCGAATCTTAATCCATCATATAGGCTCATAGATAATGTATTATCAAATAAAATTCCTACTCGTTGTGGATGTTATTATTTAGAATCACATGCTAGATTAAGCTATGATGAAAATTATATTAGGAAGATTCGTGAGTATATTAAAGTAAAGCAGAATAAAAGTAAACAAATGTATTACAATCCTGGCAGAAAGCGTTCTGGTGGGAATTTTTAATTTTATGGAGGATTTAAAGGATTATGGCAAATTTTGTTTTTAAGGAAACCAAGCAGACTTCTATGAAGATTGCAGGTATCATTGACACAGATAATATGACTGTTGAAGTAGATGGTGGAGAAAAGAAACTTGCTACTCTTCTATCAGTATTTAATGGTGGTAGTGTTGAAATAAATGTGAAGGTAAAAGAGGAAAGTGAACTCGATGAACCTGTTGAATCTAATGAAGAATAGAGAGTAGGTGAACTATATTTATAATTTCGAAGAAGAATTAAAAAAATATGGGCTAACCCAATCAACTTATGAACAGGTTTTACAAGAAATTTCTAATAAAATGTCTGGAATATCAGATATGGATTGGAAAGAAATAGTGGATAAATATGATATAAAATGTCATTATGATAGCGTCAGAAAGGCTAGTCAGACCATATTTGGCAATTATTTTGTTAGAGAATATTTAAAAGCTAAAAACATAACAGAAAAAAGTACTACTCTTGATGATGCTAAAGAAGTATTAGGTGAACAATATATTGTTAAACAGCAAATACATAATGATAGATTGAAACTCAATAAGTTAAAAAGAGATTTAGTTCCTTGTATTACAGTTGCAGACGAATTAAAACAGTATATGAAAGATAATAATTTCTCAATGGAAATTCCTAAATATATGTACTCTTCTGTTGAAGAAGAATCTGATTATACTATGATATGTCATATTACCGATTGGCATATTGGTTATATAATCAACAATTGTAATGGTAATAATTTTAATTGGGAAATTGCAAATGAAAGAATAAACAAATATATTTCTGAATGTAAGAAGTATATTGAATTATATAATATCCGTCAGGTTCTAGTTATATCAACAGGTGATATGATTGAGAATTCATATATGAGAGAAACACAAGCACATAATTGTGAATTTTTACAATCTATGCAGATACATAAGGCTACTAAACTCATATATAGACTATTAGTCGCTTTAGCTGAAGATTGTAATGTTATATTCGGTGGTATTGCTGGAAATCATGATCGCATGTCAGGTGATAAGAGAAAAAATTATGAAGGTGATAATGCAAATGTGCTTATTACTGAACATATTAAAGACTTGGTTGATGTAAGTGGATGTGAACGTATTTCTATATTAAATACAAACTATAATGATTCTGAAATAAATATTACTGTTTGTGGTTTATCTTGTAAATTCATTCATGGTGATAAATATAAAAATGATAGATATAATCTTGCAAAAATTATTTCTAGTGATAATCAGTTCTATGATTTAATCTTTAGTGGACATCTCCACAATTTTTCCATTCAGTCAGAAAATCATGGTAGATATGCTATATCTACAGGCTGCTTAAGCGGATTTAATGATTTTTCCAAAAATTTTTATTGTAGTAGTGTAGCATCTCAAACAATAGCAATTTTAAAAGATAACGAAGTTGAAATGATAAAGGACATTCAGCTTAGTTAATTATATTTTGTTCTTACGAGGATAGTTTGTACTACCCTCTTTTATTTTTATTTATTTTATATAGGAGGAATATATAATGTCTACATATAATGTACATGCAGGTCACTGTCCGCAGGATGAGGGTGCTTATGGTGCGGTTGGTATTTTACAGGAGTCTGTTGAAGATAGAATTGTTAAGAATGCTGTAATTGCCAAATTAGAAAACCTTGGACATACTGTTTACGATTGCACTTGTGATGAAAATACATCGCAGAATGGTTGTTTAGCAACAATTGTTAGTAAGTGTAATTCACATAATGTTGATTTAGACATATCTATACATCTCAATTCTGGTAGAGATGATTATGAAGGTGATGATTCTAGTGGTGGTACAGAAGTTTATGGATATGATACTGGAACAGAAGAAATTGGTTCGAAGATTTGTGAGGCAATTTCAGAAAAACTTAATATTAGAAACAGAGGATTTAAGGTCAATCAGGGACTTTATGTTCTTAGAAACACAAAAGCCCCTGCTATTTTAATAGAATGTTGCTTCGTTGATGATAGGGATGATGCAAATAGATGGAATGCAGAAGCTTGTGCTGATGCCATAGTTGAAGCTTTAACAGGCGAAGTAGTATCTGAAGATTCAAGTGAAGATTGTTCTGACAATGATAGTTCGGATAATAATGAAACTACAGGTGGTAGAACTAATGATTTAGGTCATGTTGATGTTTACTATAGGGCTAAGACAAATCGTTGGTGGGATGAAGTTCATGATAGAGATGATTGGGCTGGTGCCAATGATGATCAGGCAATTACAGGTATTGCCATTGGCGTTAGTGAAGGTTATGTGAGATATCAAGTTCACTTACTTAATGGCGATTGGCTTCCAGAAGTTGATGGTTATGACATCAATGATGACGAAAATGGTTACGCAGGTAACGGTAGAACACCTATTGACGCATTAAAAGCAGTATTCTATACACCTGATGGTTATGAATACAAGTGTCTATATATACAGGTATCGCCACAGGGTATGGACGAATATTACCCTGTTCAGATAGATGATCAAACTGTAAATGGACAGGACGGATATGCTGGTTGTTTTGGTAGATATATTGATAAGGTTCAGCTTTGGGTTGAATAAGATTTTTTGAGGGAGTAGACCAAATTGGCTGCTACCCTCTTTTATTATTAAATCGGCATTTATCATTAAAAGTGTCAAAATATTATTGATTAAAAGGAGATTTTTTATAAATGATTAAAACAGAGTTAATTAATGCAATTGCAGAAAGAATTGAAGGAGCTAAGAAAGGTGATATTGCTCTTATACTTGATACATACGCAGAGGTTATTACAGATACATTAAAAGCTGATACTACAGAATCTGTTCCTGTAGGTAAACTTGGTAAGTTTAAGGTTAAGACAGTTCCAGAGCGTAGAGGAAAAATTATGATGGGCGATCGCAAGGGTGAGGAGTATGTAACTCCACAGCATGATGAGATTTGCTTTAAGATGTCAAAGTCTGCAAAACAGCTCTAATCTGAAAGGTCGTGATTATTATAAAAACATTACATTTTGAAAATTATGAAGATTTTGCTTGTGCTGTTTCAGATACATATGACAGAGTAAAATCTGATGATGAATATAATTCAGTAGATATTGTTGCTAAATATGAAGATGTAAAAGAGATTATTCGTGAACTCGTTGGAATCGGATATGGTATTGCATTTATTGATAAGTTTGGTAATCCTGAATGGGATGGTTATGACGACTCTTTCGTTATCAGCTTATTAGATGACGATATTTGGTGTGAACCTGTTAAGAGAGATGATAAGTACATCTTTGTTGAAGCTGATGTTGTATATATTTTTGACGATTGCAATTCTAAGATTATTCCAAAGATTGAAGCTGATGAAGTTTATGAAGTGGAAATTGGCAATAAATATAATGATTGCGATTGCGATGGTGATTGTGAGGACTGTAATTGTCCTAATGAAACTTATTTACATACTTCCGAAGATGAAGATGTAAATACTCACGGATTTACTGCCAGTAGATCAGATGGTGACTCTTATGTGAGTTATTCTTATTATTCTAGTGATGAATTGAGTCATGAAGATATTCAGAAGATGTTAAAGGCTTTTGGATTTTAGATTATTTGGAGTGTGTAGTGTATACTGCACACTCTTTTTGTATGGGTAGGTATGCAAATGGCTGAAGCAAGCGGTCTGTAAAACCGTGACCTACATGGTAAACATTGTGTGTTCAAATCACACCCTGCCCACTAATAAAATAATTAACTAAAAAAGGAGGCTGAAATATTGTCAAAAGAGAAAATAACAAGGGTGAAATATTTCACTCCTGATAAAGAGAAATTTATTTATGAAGAGAACTGGAAGAAATATGAAAAATATTTACAGTCTAATATCATCAAAAATCGAGATGTAAAAGATACAACATACAAGAGATATAGAGGATTGTTCCGACATTTTCTCATGTGGTTAGGAGAAAATTATGGTGAATTAGATTTATATTCTGATGAATTTATGGAAAATGCAGTTGATATTATGGAAGCATATATGCTTTTCTGTCAGGAAACATTGATGAATCATAAGAAGATAATCAATATGAAGATTTCTGCCGTAAGTTCATTCTATATTTGGTCTATGAAGCGTGGATTTGTTAAATATCATCCTTTTGATGGTAAACTTGACAGAATGAAGAAAGCTAACGAGGAACAGATTCTTAATCATTATTTCTTAAATGATGAACAGATTGCAGCTATTAGAGCAGATTTGTATAGGACAGAGAATAATAAATGGACAATACAAGATCAGTTATTATTTGAAATCGCACTCTTCTCCGCTAATAGAATTGGTGCATTAGAGAAACTTACTGTATCCTCTCTTGACTTAGATAATATGGTATTTGAGTCAATACGTGAGAAGGAAGGATATCGTGTGGAAGTTTCGTTTGACAGTACATGTAAGGATATGCTTGAAACATGGTTAGCCATGAGAACAAATGATTATGATCATCTTGAATGCGATGCTCTATTTATTCATAAATATAAGGACAAATGGATTCCTTGGACACAAGGCATGATTCATGACCGAATGAGAAAAATTGGTAAAGTTATTGGCTTGGAGGACTTTCATTGTCATTGCATGAGGAAGACAGCGATCAATAAAATATATGAAGATACTGGTGATTTAAATCTTGCCTCACAATGGGCGAACCACAAATCAACTTCAGTAACTTCACAGAGCTATGTACGCCCTGCTTCTAAGGCTGATTTAAGGGAAAAATTAAAAATTCTAAAGTTTAAGCAACAAGAATTACAGAAAGAAGCTGAAAAAGAAGGTATTTAAGCAATCCCAATGAAGCCTTCGTCTAACATCAACAATTAAATCTCAACAAGAAAGCATGGTAACGTGATATTTGAGCCAAGAAGTGACAACAATGTAGAGAATAAATAAAATATAACAAGCTGCACACATCCAAAAGAAGTGAGGGTGATCTGTTAATCCGTTGATAGATTTTTACAAGTGGCTGTCACTGACCGATATGTGACATAAATATAAAGGTCGGTTTGCGAAATTATTGACCTTTGGAATGGTCTAAAACTTCCCACTGCTACTGCTTATTGGCGGTGTTATGGAGAGGTCTTGCCTTAGTAGACGATTAACATATTTTGGCATTTACTATTCATATAGCATTGTAAGTCCTAAAACGGTCAATATCAACCATAGAAGTGATCGTGCTTCTCTGCGTTAATGAGAACCTTTAATAAGTAAAACACAACTTCTATTAGTCGTTTTGTAAGGTATGGATTTATCGCTAAATTCATATCTGAGTTTTTGAGATAGAAATAGCGAATGACTACTGGGCGGTCTGTCGGATAAGAGACATAAAACCTTATCAAGTGATGGAACGTAGCATATCTATTCTTAAATGTACCATCTAAAAAACGTGATACGCACAAAAATAAGCAAGAATGGAAATTGCAGTATGTGTTTCTATTCTAAAAAACTGGATATGTACAGTCCAATATCAGCTAGTTAGTGCTTTATGCTGATTATCATAGCGGAATGACGAGCAATGGAAGCTCACTTGGCTCATAACCAAGAGTATGCAGGTTCGAGTCCTGCTTCCGCAATTCAATGATTAAAAGGAAAACGAAAAATAAAAGAAAGGAGTATGTATTATGGCAAGTAGATTGATTATTGAGCAAGAGCCATTAAAAGTTGGACAGGTTCGTAAAGTTACATCCAACAATGGTGAAAAAATAGATTCTATTACTTTACTCTTGAACAATAACGTGGAAATTTTGTTCGTGCCACGGAATGACGGAACATTAGATTTTTCAGTAAGTGATCCACAGTTTGATACGTCAAATTTAGATTGCTCTATTGATAAAGAAGTATTGCGTGATTTATTTATGGCTATTAGAGACGGATATAAACAAGTAATTGCAAACGAAAGCGAGGGTACAAATTCATGAAATTAAATATTAGTAAAACTATTGATGAAAACGTTATTAGTGTAGATATTTCTGTCGCAGAATTAGGTACATCAGATACCGATGCTGCTACTGAAAAAGATATGTTGCATAATTTTGTTAGAACAATCGAATATTCTAAGATATCCTTTAAATCTAATATGAAAGCTGATTCTAATGGAGATCCAGTTACAACTGATAGTGAAGTTGATGATTCAACTATTATTTCTGTTGAGTTAAAAGATATTATTAACCAGTCATTTGTTGTGGATGAAAATCTTCATATTACATTCTCTGTAGATGTTACAAAGATTCCAGAATCAGAAGTTAAAGCGCCTTTTGATAGTGTTGAAAAGATTGGTAAGGCAAAGGTTGAACTTTTCGCTACTAAGATTCAGGAAGAAATTGGTAAAAAACTTGCTGAGATTCGTGCTTTAAATACTAAGTTTGAAGGTGAAACAGAAGTTATTCTGTAAAAATAATGGGTGGTACTCTTCCACCCTACAAGGTCTGTTCGTCTAGCGGTCTAGGACATCGCCCTTTCACGGCGGCAACAGGAGTCCGAATCTCCTACAGATCATTAAATAGCTGATACTTAAATGGACATCGAGGCTATACATTTTTTGTATAGTAACAGAGAGTCGCTTCATGAGGTGACTCTTTTATTATGTAGTATTGGCAGAGTTGGTATTACACCTGATTGCTAATCAGAGGTCATCGTTTATTCGGTGCATAGATTCAAGTCCTGCTATCCAGATTTTATGCGGTAAACCTGATGCCAAAACCTATTTTTTGGATGCATACGAAACTTAGGCGTGTAAGCTCAACACTTACTACCGCCCTTATGTTTTTTATAACTTTTTAGTTATTATAACAACATATTCTATTTAAACTTTTTCTTAGATATTTTCGATCAGCATGTGGAGAGATATATAAAAAAAGTTGTTCAAATCCTTTTTTATTATGATATACTGTATATCAAAAAATGGAGAAAAATTATGGAAAATTTACTCAAAAAGTTTAATATATTTGATTTATTTACTATGCTTATTCCAGGTGTGATTATTTTAACTTTATCCTGTATTTCATTATCATTCGAATATTATGACAGGTGGACAAATTGGGAAAAGGAAAAATATGTAATCTTTTTTGTAATTAGTTACTTATTAGGTATAGTTTTTCAACAGCTTGGAAATATAGTTGATCAAAAATGGATATATAGATATGTATATGGTGGAAGCCCTAGAGAAATTTTTCTTTTAAAAGATAAATATATGAAAATACTAAATAATGAATTGGCTTATAAGGACGCATTAAATATAAAAAAGTATTTAATTGATTATTTTGATATAGACACCAAAAATATTAGAAATATTGAACAACAAAAGCAATTAAACGCAAGAATATTTTCATATTGTTTAAACATTGTAGAAATAAATGGGTTATCATTCAAGGCTGATAAAATGCTTGTTATTTCTGAAATGAGTAGATCATTGTCGTTAGGGTTTATATCTATAATTTTATTAAATCTGCTTATGATTCTATTTTTTCATTTTCATTATGTATTTTTTCTTATGGAAAATATTATATTATTATTTTTAGTTTATATATTTTTTGATAGAAAAAAACAATATGAAAAGTATAGATATATAATTATTTTACGAATGTTTTCAATATATATGAGAGATAAAGAAATTAAATAAAATAGTAAAGAGTCATTTCCTTTGGAGATGGCTCTTTTGTTATATGCACCTTTAGCTTAATTGGTAGAGCAACGATCTCCAAAATCGTCAGGTCTATGTTCAAATCGTAGAAGGTGTGCTAAGTGAAGTGAATTGCACTTTCATTGGAAATTTAATATTGAAAATTATGAGAAGTCATTTCGTATGAAGTGGCTTCTTTTTATGTTGGAATAAAAGGAGGTGGTCGTTAGTTTGGCTACGACAAAAGAAACACAGCCTACAAAATTAACGGCTGCACAATTAAAGAAGAAAGTTGAAACACAGGAGGAGAAAATCAAGTCCCTAAAAGAAGGTGCTTGGTGCTATATGTGTGATACACATAAAGCAAGGGATAAATTTTATGTAAGTACTGATCCAATGAATAAAAGTGGTCTTACTCCAATTTGTAAAGACTGTGCAAAAAAGATAGCGTTAAGAACTACAAATGGTGTTGATCAAGAGCCTACAAGGGAATCAGTGCAACTTGCCCTTAGATATTTGGGAAAACCTTTTCTCGAGAAGGTATGGGACTCAAGCATTCAGGAAGTTGAGAATCTTGCTTCTGGAAAAGTTAAATCTAATGTATGGACAGCGTATGCACGTCAAATTGCTATGCCAAATTATATAGGGCTAACATACTTTGACTCAGATCATTTTGTTAAGGATAAAGTTGAAAATGAATCGGCAAAAGAACTAACTACTGAGGAAGAATTGATTGAATCACATGCAGGACTGGATACATATGATAGTTTCTTAAAAAACAAAAATGATGTTATTCGATTACTTAGTTATGATCCTTTTGAAAAAGAGGATATAGCCGATCAACCTTTCTTATATTCACAATTATTAGGGCTATTAGATTCTAGCGAAGATGCAAATGAAGACATGATGCGTACTTCTTCTGCTATTTCTATTGTTCGTGGATTTTTACAGCAATCTAAAATTGATGATACTATATCAAAATTAATGTGTGACATTTCTAATATTGAACGTAATTCTGCAACAATTAAATCCCTACAGGAAAGTAAAGGTAAGATCACTTCTGTTATTACAAGTCTTGCACAAGATAGTTGTATTTCATTAAAACATAATAAAAATGCTAAAAAAGGTGAAAATACATGGACTGGAAAAATCAAGAAAATTAAGAGTCTTAATCTGCGAAGTGGTGAGGTCAACGGTTTTGATATTGATACATGTAGAGGTATGCAACAGGTTCAGGAAATCAGTGATGCTTCTATTATGAAACAATTGGCACTTGATGAATCTGAGTGGTCAGATATGGTTTCTGAAATGCGTGTCGTTAACACTGGTCTTAGAAAAGAAAAGGATGCTTACCAAGAAATTAACAGAATATTATTAAGAGAAAATCTTGATTTAAGAGATACATTAAAAGAAAACAATCTATTAAATGAAGAACAGTTAAAAGATTTAAAAGATGTATATTCTGTCTTTGCAGAGTTTGATGAAGTTGAAGAGTCTCCTGATGATGAAACAAAGGAGGTTACTGAAAATGAATCAGAATAAGCAAATGATTATGAATTATTATCAGAATGAAATTTTTGATTATGATAAAGATTTTTATAATCAATATGGAATATATGTAAAACCACATGGTTATTCTATCTCATCTCGTAAAATTGAGTCTTATATTCAAATTGCTGAAATTCAAAAATATCTGCAATGCAACCCAGTAAAAGCTATAGATCTTTTTTTTAACATAGAGCTTTTAGATGGGCAGGCACTTCTTGTACAAAGAAGTTGGGTTTGTCCAAATGTACTTGCTGTATGTACTCGTGGATATGGTAAAAGTACAGTTATTGACCTTGAGATTATGTCTAAAGATATGTGTTTTTGTAATGTATGGACATATATTGCAAGCGGTACAGGTGGTCAGGCTGAACAAACTTTCACTACTTTGGAACGACTCGCTAATGATAATATTGATACATTTTATGGTTCAACTGGTTCTTTATTCAAGAATGAGATAGAAATCAAAAATGCAGCAGGTGACGGATTTTCACACTCGTCCAATGGGTTTTCCTATTCATGTTATAACGGATCTATGACTAGGACATTGAACGGAAATATAGATGCCAAGAGAGGTATGCGAGGCACAGTAATTTTTGATGAAAGTGGTTTCTTATCTGATGAAATGATGAATGTATATGGTGCATTTGCCGTTGTAAATAAAAGTTTAAAAACTGGTAAAGATGTAGATGGTAATTCAATAGATCCAATTCGTCAAAGATGTTTGCCACGAGATTTATCATATCAAAAATATTACATCAGTTCAGCATCTTCAACTGATACTCAGTTTTGGAGATTATATCGTGACTTCTCTAAGCAACAAATCATGGGAAATCCAGATTATTGTGTTTTACATATAGATTGTGAACAAGCGTTTAAACCAACTCTTAGAGGTGAATTAGTTACTCCTCTTCTATCTCGAAATACTGTTGAATCTGAAATGAGAACAAATCCCGAAAAAGCAAGGCGTGAATATTATTGTATTTTTACTACTGATGCTGGTACGGATGCAATTATTCGTAGAGGTGTTATCACACGAAATGAAGAAACAAGAAAACCTCTTCTTTATAATGACACAGGTGATAAAAAGTTCGTCATCACATATGATCCTGCTAGAAGCCGAGATAATTCAGTAATTCTTGTTGGTGAAATTTATGAATATGAACAGGTTGACGGAAGTATTGACACAAGAATGAGATTGGTAAACTGTATTAATCTTATTGATGTTGGTAAAAAAATCAAATCTCCTATGCAAACTCCAGATCAGATCGAATATCTAAAAAAAGTAATTCTTGATTATAACGGTGGAGCTGACGCATATGGGAATATTGTTGGTGTATACATTGATGCAGGTAGTGGCGGATCGGGTGTTAATATAGCCGATTATTTAATGCCTGATTGGACGGATTCTGCTGGTATTGTTCACAGAGGATTAATTGATAAGGAATACTCTGCTGATTATGTTAAGAAATTTCCTAATGCAGTAGACAAAGTGCATCTTATGTCTCCTACTGGTTATAAATCTGAAATGTATGAAGCAATGATAGAATTGATGAATCAGGATAAAATCAGCTTTACAGCACAATATGATCATAAAGGCTATCTTACTGTTTTTGATGTTGATGAGAAAAAATTGGCTAAAGAAAAAGAACGAATTTCTGCTGAACTCAGAAAACAAAAAGTTAATGAAAAGGAATTTGAAACTAAGCTCAATGAAGAATTAGAGAAAATTGAATCCGTTAATACAAAAACTATAAAACTTGATTGGCAGGATGAAATTGCTCTTGCTAATATTGATGCTTTAAAAGAAGAGCTTGTCAATATGGTTCGTAAAAAGCGTGATTCTGGAAAGGATTCGTTTGAACTTACACCAGAAAAAGCCAACAAGCTCCATGATGATAGGGCTTACACGGCATGTATGGCTTCTTATGCCCTTATGTGTGAACGTAGAAAAGCCATTACAAATAAAAAGCGACCAACAGAAGATGCCACAAGTTTCATAAATAAGCTTACAATCCGTAAAGCAAAATATAATTAAGGAGGTGCATTATCAAATATGCCTAGACCTAAGAAAGTAGATGCAAATTCTAATGCACCTGCTAAAATAAATAATTCACAGAAGAAAACCACTTCTTCTACTTCCAAACAGCCAACCGCAAATGAAATGCGTGAATGGTATGAGAAAAATAAAAGTAGACTTGAACGTTATGAAGATGCAACAAGTGCAATTACAAGTCTTCGAGATATTCAGAAATCATCCAGATATACGTCAATCAGTAACTACTCAAAGGAAGATGTAAAAACATACATAAAGAATATCTCTTCTAATGAAAAGAATCTACGAAGCTTATCTCGTTATCTTTATTATCGTTCAGAAATCTATTATCGTCTTTGTAAATATTATGCAAATCAGATTGATCTTACAATTCGTAATATAGTTCCTCCATTTATAATCTCAGGCGAAAATGATGTGCAATCCACATTACAAAAGTATCAAGAAACAGTTGATATAGTTGACACTCTAGGATTGAATTATGAATTTCGTAAAGCTGCGTCTATCACTTTAAGAGAAGATGTATTTTATGGATGTGCTTACTATACAGAGGGACAAGGAATGTTTGTTCTTCCATTAGATCCAGATTATATGAAAATAGCAGGTATGTTTCCTGATGGTTCATTTGCAGGAGCTATGGATATGAGTTATTTCCGTAGTCATCAGGAACTTCTTGAATATTGGGGCGAACCATTTAATAGTATGTGGAATACATATCAGAGTACAAATGAAAAATATCAGCTAATTCCCGAAGAATATAATGTATGTATTAAATTTAGGTCTGAAGACTGGGAAACCATCGTTCCCGTGCTTACACCTATATTTTTATCATTGATTGATCTTATGGACGCTTCTGATTATCAAGCAGTTCAACAAGCAGCTAATATTTATAAATTAGTATGGCTTGAAATGAAAACTATGGGTAATGATGTAGATGATTGGGCTGTAAATCCAGATATAATGATTCAGTATTTCAATCGTATGCTTGAAGAAGCATTACCTCCTTATATTTCCGCTGCTATTGTTCCTGGTGAATTACATGAAATTAGTTTTCCAGATGATGCAACAGGTGATGTTACAAAGGTTGAAAAAGCTACAAAAGAAATTCTCAATACGGCTGGTGGTGCTCAGATATTAAATCTAAACTCCGCTTCTAACTCTACTGCTTTTAAATATGGCGTACTTGCAGATTCTACATTTTCTATTTCAACTCTTATTCCACAGATTCAAGCGATTGTAAATCGACTTTTATCTAGTTGGATATCTGAACCCTGTAAAATTAAATTCTTTGATGTCTCTATTTATCAGAAAGATGACTTTAGAAAATCAATCTTGGAATCATGTACCAATGGATTGCCAAACAAAATTCTTTATAACACACTAAATGGTGTGTCTGAAAAAGATACGTTATCTATGAACTTTTTGGAAGAAGACTGTTTGCAGCTTAGTTCAAAATTCAAGCCACTATCTAGCACTTATACTCAGACAGGTAATGATAAAGGCGGTGGTCAAGAGAAGGATGATTCGGAACTTACAGATGCGGGACTTCGTACAAGAGACGAGAATTTAAATGATAAATAGGAGTTGATGGAATGAATCAAAAATTTATACAAACGCAAGATGCACCTACTGCTACTCTCCTATCTCAATTAGGATATCAACAGGTGCAAAATTCTAATGGTATTTATGTATTTTTGAATACTGATACTCTTCGGTTTTCAGAAAATATAGATATAAATAAATTAAAGTATACAAGTATGCTTACATTTTAGTCGTCTTCCTTGGGCGACTTTTATTATGTCAGAAAGGAGGAAAAGATTAAGTAGATGCCAAAGGTTATTAAAAAGAAAATTTTAACTGAAGATGATTTACTAAAATTCTGTCAAGAGCAGAAATTTGCAAAATTCAGTTCTAAAGATACTGGCTATCAGTTGGCTTTAAAAGTACCTACTACTTTTGAGATAGACGATACCGTAGACGAAAATCATCGTGGAATGATGCGTCTTAAATTCAGAATTTTTCATATAGGACTTAACAGAAATAAGAGTTATGTATCAAAGGATGCTGCTGAGAAAGCAATGAATACAATTGCTGACAGACCTGTGTTGGCGGCGATCCATCAGCTTGCAGACGGAACTTGGGATTTTGAAGGACATGAGATGGAAATCGTTAAGGATGATAAAGGTAACGAAGAACTTAGATATATTGAATCTCAAGTTGGTTCTTTCTCATCTGAACCTGCATTTTGGGAACATGATGATAATTTAGATAAAGATTATGTATGTGCATATGCTTATATCAGCGAAGAATATACAAAGGCTTGTGAAATTATTCGTGCAAAACAAGGTTCAAAAAATAGTTGCGAGCTTTTTATTGATGAACTTTCTTACAACGCCAAGGAGAAGTATCTTGAATTAAATGATTTCTATGTAAACGCTTCGACTTTGTTAGGAAGCCATGATGATGGCACAGAAATTCAGGAAGGTATGGAAGGTTCTCGTGCCGATATTGCAGATTTTAGTGTAAATAACAATTCGGTAAAATTTGACAAAGATGAAAAAATGATTGAACTCTTAGAAAATCTTAACAAGACACTTTCTAATTTCAATAAAGAACAGACTCCTGTTCAAACACAATCAGAGGAAGGAGGAACAAATAACAAAATGACAAAATTTGAAGAGTTACTTGCCAAATATGGTAAGACTGCTGAAGATGTAACATTCGACTACACAGAAATGTCAGATGAGGAACTTGAAGCAAAATTCGCTGAGATGTTCGATAATGACAATTCAGACGGAGACAATTCAGATAACGGAAAATCTGGTGAGCCTTCCAATGATGGCGAAGGAGCTTCTGATCCAGATGACGATGAAGGTGGAAGTCAGACTTTTGAAAAGATTGTTCGTACATATGAGATTTCTCATGAAGATACAAGATATGCACTCTATAATCTGTTAGCACCATATGAAGAGTCGGACAATGATTATTACTATATCTCAAATGTATTTGATTCTTATTTTGTATACGAGGGTTGGTGTACTGACAAAATTTACCGCCAGAACTATACAAAAGATGGAGATAATGTTTCATTTGATGGTGAACGTATAGAATTGTTCCGTGAGCTTTTGACAGCAAGTGAGAAAGCTGAACTTGAATCCATGCGTTCTAATTATGCCGCCCTCAAGGAGTTCAAAGAGACAGCAGAAAAGAATGAACTTCATGCACAGAAAGAAGCTATTATCAATGCTGATAACTATTCTGTTCTTACAGAGAAAGATTCAGATGGAAATTATGTGAATGCTGATTTTGCCGAATTAGTAAAGACTATGGATAATTATTCTGTAGAAGACTTTGAAACAAAGGTAAAGGTTATGCATTCAGATTATATGTCTGCACATGCGAACTTCTCTTCTGTTGACACAAAGAAAAACACAAATTCAGTTAAGATACTTACAAATATGAATAAGAAATCAAAGCCTAAGAAAAACTACGGCAACTTATTTGATTAAAAACTGAATATAACTTTATTTCGCACAGAACGCTTTATGCGTTCTTTTTTATTGCAAAAAAACAAAAATTTAAGGAGGAAAACATAATGGCTATTAAATATGCTGCTACAAAATTTCCACAGATGGAAATTGGTAATTTACTTGCTCAGGATTATGGTGAGCACATTTTATCCGTAAAGATCACAGAAGATACACCTAACGGATATCATTTTAAACCAGGTAAGATGACTTCTCTTGATAATTGGGAGATGGAAGCTGCAACTGAAATTGATGCTTATATCGCAATGAAGGATGCGTCAGGAAGATACCTTGTTGTAATTAGAGATCCAAAGGGAGTTGGTGTTATCTATCAGAAACCACTCAACAATGTCGAGAGTCCTCGTTCACTCGCACTTGCTTCTAATTTCTATAACGATCCAGCAGACGGTGCAGTTCGTGGATACATGCTTCATTCACAGGATCGTTATTGGCTTACAGAGGACAACTTTGATGGCTCACCTACAGTTGGAGCTGAAATCACAACGATTTCTAGTGGAAAATTAAAAATTGGTGCGTAATAGAAAGGAGGATATAGAATAATGATGAGATTTAGTACAGAACATTTAAGAAAAGTTTTTGAAGATGCTGATAAGTATGAAAATTTTAAGAAGCTTACATACAATTTAAATCACGGAATTGATATTTATGAGTACGATGATGACGGAAACCAGAGAAAGGTTTCTAAGCACGAAGCAAACAAGGCAATCCGTAAAATTATTATGGAAGTATGTGACCTTACTGAAGATGATCTTAGATCCAACAAGAGACGTGAAAGAGCTTTAGAGCTTCATCACACAGAAGTATATGAGTTACTTGAGTCTGATATTGATTTTAAGGTAGATACAGCATTTAAGGAATCTGAGTGGTTTAATGATTTTGTAGATATGAGAAATGTTAAACTTGGTGACGAGGAAGAGTTCTGGTCAAAAGAAAAGGTTATGCTTGCTGTTGCTGAAATCAGTGGCGACCATCATGATCTGACTTTACAGTACTTAAATGAAGGTACAGCACACAAGATTCATACTAAGAAGTATGGTGTAAAGATTGGTAAGGATATTGATCTTATTTTACTTGGACGTATTGATTTTACAGAACTGACAGATAAGATTGCAGAAGCATTTGTATATAAGGTTCAGGAACTTTGCTATACAGGAATTTATGGAGCTGCTACTAAGTTACCTAACAACTCTCAGTTTGTAAAAACAGGTGCTTTATCTGCTTCTACAAAAGACAAGTTTGATACACTTCTTGAGGATGTTGGAACAGCCAATAGCGCAGAAGTTGTTATTATGGGTACAAAGACTGCATTAAAGAAACTTAATGGTCTTACAGAAGTTGATTGGAGAAGTTTATCTCAGAAGGAGGATGTTGCTAAGACAGGTCGCCTTGGTACATATGAGGGAACAGAACTCATTGAGATTCCTCAGAGATTTGCTTTCAATGATGTAACAAAGAGACTTATTGACGATAAGAGACTTCTTATCTTTGCAAAGAATCAGGAACAGTTCGTGTGGTTTACAGATAAGGGCGAAACTCAGATTTATGAGTCAGGTACTCAGAAGGGTGAACACGCTGATGACTTCCAGAAATATGAAGTTCAGAGAGAAATGGGTGTTGAGGTAGTATTACCACAGTACTTTGGTCAGTGGACTCTTGAGTAATAAATAAAATTGAGTGGTTAGATTATCTAGCCACTCTTTTTATATTGGATAGAAAGGAAAAAATAAATGGCATATACAAAAAAGACAACCACAAAAGCAGTAGAAAATACTAATACTGATGTGGCTGAAAAGAAATCAGAAAAAAAGAAGTTTGAGCCAACAGAAATGATTCCATGTGTGTCTCTTACCGCAGGAGAATTATTTTATGTTGGACTTAAATCAGATACTTTATATACATTTGCAGATATTGATGACGTTCAGGAAATTGAATTTAGAGATTTGGATTATGCAGCAAGGAAGGGTGACAAGATGATGTTTAAACCTCGTTTTGTTGTGCAGGATGCAGATTTCATTGCATTACATCCAGAACTTGATGATTTATATTCTACTCTTCATTCGACAAATGATTTAAGAGATATTTTAAAGATGACTCCTTCGCAAATGGAAAAAGCTATCTATTCTCTTCCAATTGGAGCACAGGAAGCATTAAAAACTATTGCAACAAGTATGGTTGATGACGGAACACTTGATTCTGTTAAGAGAATTCAGATACTTGATTCTATTTTTGGAACAGAGTTACTTTTAAAATTGAATATGTAATAAAGGAGGCTCACAATGACGCTTCCATACGAAACAATTTTTTCAAGAGCAAGAGGACGAATTTCAGATCCGAAAGAACTCTCTTTTAACGAAAACGATTTGCTTGAAATTTATACAGAGCGATTAAGCAATGTAATTGCTAATCCAAGGGTGCGTAGACTATTCTCTTCTCTCACACTCGATGATGAAATTCAACAGTTGGATTTCACACTGAATAATTCAGTAGATGAAACGGCTGATATGAATTTTGTCGTAGGAATTCTTGTGCTTGGAATGACGATTGAGTGGTTACAGCCACAGGTTGATTCTATTATGCACACATCAGTAATGATAGGTGGTAAAGAAGAAAAGAAGCTACTCGACAATCATAAAAATATGATCGACCGTCTTGATTCCATGAAAACTGAATTGAATAAACGTATTCGTGATTACGGATATATGTACAATTCCTATATCAATACGGAGTCCTAATATGCAATACATATATGGCAACTTCACAGACAAGCAAATCAATGAAGCAGTTTGTGCAATGCATAGCGACATTCACAAACTACTGCTCTATAAGGACAAAACAATTGAAGAGAAAATATTTGAAGATGATGAAGCGTTTCTCGTCTTCTTTGAGAATGTTATGTTTAAATTAGGTGGCACAAAAACCTTATTTAATGATAACGGACTTATGGTGACTCTTATGGCGACTTTACAAGGTGCTATGGATAATTTCAAGAGCGACCATTTCAGTTACAAAAAATTCCGTAGGGCAATCTTAGATTCTCATGGATATATAAAAGCAATGTTTGAGGGAGGTGTAAGCGATGCCGAGTCTACAAACAGCTAGGCGTGTCGCAAACGCCAAGAACAACGGAGCTAAAACGATTGGTCAGATATATAAGGAACAGTCTGATTGGGCGATGGAACAGACATTTGAAAACGACATAGCTACAAGGACTTGTTATATCTATGACTATTTTCATGATGACTTCTTCACAGACGAGCATGGAATTACACGTTCTCTCGCTGAAGGCATGACGTATGAAAATACTAATAAGACAAAGATAGATGCAAAGTTCATTATCAAATCTTATCAGTCAATGGACAAAGATCAAGTAGAATACTATCTTATGTTTCGTCCAAGTCAGCCTGTAAGATTCAATGAAGGTGATGACCTTTATTATTATGAGACTGATTTTAGGAAACGCTATGGGGCAACATTTCCGATAGGACTTTTTGTGGACGTTCCAGATGATAGAGGAATTTATCATAAGTGGATTATTTGTCGTGATGAACCTGCAAATCAGTTTCCAAAGTATCTGATTTTACCAGTAAATTACGAACTTACATGGATTGAAAAATCTAATGATAAGCGCATCAAGAGACGTATGTGGTGTTGTTTAAGACAACAGAATTCCTACACTATAGGCACTTACACTGACCGATATTTTACACATACTGATAATCAGGATAAGATATGGTTGCCAATGAACTCTATTACAGAGAAATTTTGGTACACTTCTAAAGATTCTAAAAATATGCGTGTTGTAGTAAGTGCTTTAACAGAACATCCTACAATATGGACAGTGACCAAGGTTGAAAATTCAATGCCATTTGGTATTCAAAAACTTACTATATATACGGCATTTTGGAACGAGCATACGGATTATGTCAATCTTGAAACGGGCGAAATGTATGCGAACTATTTCGATTCAGAAATCGACCCAACAGATCCATCTACTCCAACTACTCCCCCATCTTCCATTACAGCAAGAATTTCAGCATCCACTTCAACAATCAAAGTTGGTGGCTCTTATAAAAATCTTACAGTAAATCTATTTAATGATTCCAATGAAGATATTACAACTAAATATGCTGATGCAACCTTTACATGGACTTGCTCTATTGATAATGAAGGCTGGACAGATAAAGTAACATGGCGAGCTGGTACAGAGTACAACCAAAAGAAAGTAAAGTTTCCTAATGATACTTCTGCTATCGGCAAAATATTATCTGTTAAGTGTGAAATTGTTAAGGATAACTTGCCGATTGAATCTGAAATTTTGTCATTAGAATTAACTGAATAGGAGGTGTTATATGGAAGAAAAATTAGTTACAAAGGATGATTTGTTGAATAAACTTCGTGCATATAACAACACTCCTGATGATGAAAATATTTTATATAAAAAAAAGATAGAAAAGGCTTTATTATCAAATCCTTGTTTACTTTATGCACTCAATGAAAAAACGTTAGAGCCTGAACTTTTTGATGATGATGGTAATATCAATTGGGAATGGAATAAAGAAAAGAAGGAATACGCCCCTCTTGGAGAATGGGATAGATATTTTTCAGATACAGCAGGCGATGGAAATATACTTCCGTATTTATTTATTCCAGACACTCAGACAAAAGTACGAAATTATCTTTGTTATCAAGTAAGTTTTCAAGACACAGTTAGATATCAACCTGGATTAAAAGAAACGTTGGTTACTTTTACTATTTTTGTCCATGGTAATGATAGGATGGACAAATTAACAGGTATTCCAAGACACGATCTTATTGCTTCTATTATAAGAGAACGATTTGCATGGTCAAATATATTTGGGATGCAAACGCACATTATATCAAATCGTGAATCTACTACGGATAACAATTACGTTGTTCGTACTCTTGTATTCCAACTTACGGACTTAAACAGTAAGGTTCAGACACCTTATGGTGGACAATCTCAGATGATGAACTATCAGTTAAGGCGGTGATATTATGTCACAGCAAAATACTGATATGCTAGATGGACTTCAAGCTGCTGTTATAGCCGAAGCCCAAAAGAAAAAAGAAAATATACAAGAACATAAATTTGATCCCCTTAAAATGTATTTTAGAGAAGATTACTTTGTTAAAGGCATTCGTATTGTACAGCCAACAATAGGTGATATTCTCAATATGGGTGAATCAAAATTTTATTCTGGTCTTTCGCCTTTTCTATATAATTCTACTTCTATTCGTGTAATGTTATGGGATTTACCACAACGAATAGATTGGTGCAAAGTTAAAGATATTGAAGTATTTGGTATGTTAAAAAGTATGACAGATACTGATAATTCTGCTATTCGATTGTTATTCCCAGATTATAGAATTGAATATATGCAGTTAATGCAGTTTCAAGAAAAAGATTCTGATAAACCTCAATTGTGTTTATATGATTCTGAAAATGATTTTATTTTAAAAGAATCTGAATATATGGAAATAGCTGAATATATCAGAACCTTGCTTAATATCCATCCAAAAATAGAAAAAGCAAGGGGAAAGACAACAAAACAATGGATGATAGATGAAGATAAAATGAATATGGCACAAAGAGATGAGAAAAATACTTCTACTCTTCTGCTACTTATATCGGCTTGTATAAATCACCCAGGTTTTAAATACAAGTTACAGGAACTTAGAGATGTTGGAATTTATGAATTTATGGATTCTGTACAGAGATTGCAAATATATGAATCCACTCGTGCTTTAATGAGTGGAATGTATTCAGGTATGTGCGATATGTCCAAAGTTCCAAAAGAACAATTTAATTTCATGCGTGAGTTACATGAATAGTTAGAGAGATTGAGCGATTTATATCGCTCTTTTTTAATACAAATTTTTATATTATAAGGAGGAATTATATTATGGCATTTAAACTTGGTGACGTAATTATTGACCGTCTTCAGTTCGGCTATGGTGCGACAAAGACAAAAGCTCTTTATGCATTGACACAGTTGACAAATGCAACTATTGATATCACTGCCGACTCAACAGATATTAAAGACAAAGATGGTAACTTAATTTATAGAAAGTATTCAGGTAAGAGTGGTGAGGTTACTGCCACTAATGCATTTATGAATCTTTCTGTAATTGAAGCTATTTCTGCTCAGGACGCTGAGATTGCTTCTGATTCTAATACAATTGTTATGCCTATCTTTAAGATTGTAAAAGCAGGTGAAACACTTGATATTACAGATGCTGTTGAGGATTCATTTATTGTAAATGCACTTTCAGCAAATGGTTCACTTGGAAAGGCTTATACAAAAGGTTCTGCTGCTTCTGCAACAGAATTTAAGGTAGATACAGAAACAGATCATAAGCTTACACCACCATCAGATCCAGAGGAAACACAGTACCTCGTTAAGTTTAAGAAGAATGTTAAGAGTGGTGCTAAGCTTACAATTTCTGGTGATAAATATCCAAAGGCTCATGAGTTATACTTCAAGGCTCTTGCAGTTGATAAATGTGAAATTGGAAGCTATCGTGGTTGCATTATCCATATTTCATCATTTATGCCAAGTCCAGAAGTAAGCCTTGCCCTTCAGGGTGGAGATTCACAGACAATGGATTATAAGGGTGCAATCCTTACAAATGCTTGTTCTACATCTCAGGATATGGTTGAAATCTATTTTGTAGATGAGGAAGAGGAAGTCTAATCTTTATACAACCAAAACATATTTAGAAGAGTGGCTTTCCACTCTTCTATTATATTAAGGAGATGAATGAATGAGCAAGAATGATTTAAGAATGTGCTGCGTTTGTCATGAGGAGTATTCATTTTGTCCAGTTTGTAATCCAGAAGACAGATTAAAACCTACATGGCATTTTGCTTATTGTAGTGAAAATTGCAAAGACATTTACAATATTACTTCTTCATTTGAAGATGGACGCATGACAGATATTGAAGCTAAAGCAAAATTAGAAAAATTGGATTTAAGCAGGAAAGAATATTTTGGCGAAAGCTATAAGAATTCTATTGCTTCTATTATGAAAGCAAAAGCACAAGTTATTAAGAAAGAAAATAAAAAGACAGAAGTTAAGTCTGTCAAAAAGGATATTGTTACAAAAGTCGAAAATGAGGCTGAAAGTAATGTTGAATAGTGATTTTTAAATAAGGGATTATAACATACCGCTATTCACTGTTGTAATCCCTATTTTTTACGCTATTTATATAAGGGATAAAAAGGAATGATTAAAACAAATTTAAAACCAAGAGATTATTCAATATATGAAGTTGTAAGAATAGTTAATCCAAAGCAATATTTGTTATATATCAAAAATGGCGTATATCCAATAGATATGTATACGAGTATTGATGCGGATACAAACAACATTATTTTGGCAGTTGTATTTCTTAAAGAAGAAACAACAGAAGTCTATAAAAAATGGTGCAATCATGAATTAGTATGATTGATGTGATGTATTAAGACAATTAAATAAAGTTATAGTATAAGGAGGATTAAAATTATGACAGATTTATCATTTTTAACAAATTTTGCAGTACCGATTATTGTTGGTATTTGTTTATGTATCGGCTATGTATTAAAAAATATTGTTACAACAGATGCAGTTAATAAGTATATTCCTGCAATCATGGGTGTGTTAGGTGTTGTTTTAAATATTTGGATGAATATGGCTTTTACACCTGAGATATTACTTGGCGGTCTTGTCTCTGGTCTTGCTTCTACAGGTTTATATGAAGCGTTCAAGAATTTTTTGAAGAAGTAAGAAGGGATGGTACATATGAGTGGGAGCTATAGAAAAACTTGCACAAATTGATTATTTATTAGTCATTCTTGGGTTCTTTGCCATCTTATTTGCAGCTAAGGAAATTATTGAAATATTCAGTTATTTCAAAAAAAAATATCGCATTAAAACAGGAAACGAAGAAGATAAAGAAATTGTTGAAAATCGTATTAAAACGCTTGAAAAACATGACAATTGGCAGTATCAGGAAATCCAAAAAATATCTAAAGGTATTGATGACATTAAGGACAATCTTGTACAAAAAGAGATATCTGATATTCGATGGGAGCTTCTTAATTTTTGTTCTGCTCTTACGGGTGGGCAGGATTATAATAGAGAAGCTTTTGAACATATTTTTCGGACTTATGAGCAATATGAAAAAATACTTGCTGATAATCATATGACTAATGGATATATTGTAGAATCAATGAAAGCTGTTAGAGAAATATATCATAACAAACTTGTTAGTGGTGATTTTAGGTAATTTAGCCATAATCTTCATTATATCACATATTGTATAAACCAATGTTTATTAAATTTCAGTTATTCTATGTATAACAAAATTTTTCTTGAGAATACTTATGATATGAAGAATAAAGTTGGCGAATATAGATATAAGCAAAATATAACATTAAAGGAACTATCTCAGAGAAGTGGTATTTCTGCAACCACCCTGTCAAAAATTGAAAACAATCAAACTAATGATATTCTACTTAGTCACGCTATTACTTTATCTCATATACTAAAAGTTGACTTGTACGAATTATTTTGTATAAAGAGATAGGAGGAATCTAACATGAGGATGTACTTTAATTTAATTTGTGAAGAAGTTGAACTAACAGGTGGAAAAATTATCCATATTGATATTAATATTGGCAATATGGAAGAAGTACACAAAGTCGTACTTGATAATATTGATAAATATCCCAACGCTAAGTGGGAGCTATACCCAATGTTTGTTTGTGCGTAATTACATATTTTATTTTATGAAAGAGCGATTTCATACAAGATCGCTCTTTTGTTATATCTTTATATTAATAAGGAGGAAACTCATAGAAAATTAAAGTGCTTTTACCATTATCTAGTCATATGGTAAGGGCATTTTTTAGTTAGGGCAGATGACTAGACTGCCTGCCCTTAATCAGAAAGGAATGAATAATTATAGCAAAAAATATAGGTAAAGTTTTTGAACAGAATTTCAAAAAATCGTGTCCAGAAGATATATTAATTTATCGCCCTCCTGATGCTGCTCAATCATTTGATATGAGTTCAAAGCTAAGATTCAGTCAACATAGTCCATGTGATTTTATGATTTTTAGTGGTGACAGAAATACATTTTGGACATTAGAATTAAAAACTTTTGAAGGATCTTGTTCATTTGAACGAACAAAGGAAGATAAAGGAATTATACATCATTATCAAGTAGAATCATTAAAGAAGTTTTCTACTTATAAAAATGTTTGTAGTGGGTTTATTTTAGATTTTAGAAAAACAGGTAATACATATTTTCTTATGATAAATGAATGGGATGTATTGATAAATTCTTTATCTAAGAAAAGTTTCAATGAAAGTGATTTATTGAAATATTGTAATCCAATATTGATTAATAAGAAAAAATTAAAAGTGAATTATCGTTATGATATAAATAAGTTTCTTAATGATACAACAAGATTGTAAAAAGGAGAATATTTGAATATGAAGAAAACAATGAAGCTTTACGAAGCAACAAACATATATGAGATAACAAAAGGCATTATAGAGAACAACGACTCTAACATTACATCTCTTTCTAAGTTTAAGCTACTTGGCATAATAAGAAGTTTTTCTGGTATCTATACAGATTACGATCAGACAAGACAGGATCTTATTAGGAAATATGGTGAGCCAGTTCTTGATGATGAAGGCAATAAGACAGGAAATATAGAAATCAAGAAAGACTCAGAAAATATGGATAAGTTTATTGAAGAGATGAATATACTCAGAAACCAGAATATTGATGTGGAATTTACTTCAATGACCGTTGATGAATTGTTTAGTTTAGGACTTAGTGCAGAATTATATACTATATTTATGCCTATTGTAGAAGAATGATTTATAAAGGAGAAAAAGGATTATGAATAAGATAACAGTTAAAGAATTTGTTGAAGGATATATAAATTGTACAGATTCATTAAAGAAAAGATATATACAAGAAAAGTTAAAGGTTATATCTTATATTCCTATAAATGTTAAAGATGCTATTGCAATAGTTATTACAGATAGAACTATGTTTGAACAGGAAAAATATACAGATAAAGATGGCGAAACGAAGTTCCGAAAAACTGACAATATACATGTTAATTCATTTGTTCAGTATATGTTATTTGTTAGAGAAATTATTGAGAAGTATACAAATCTTATTTGTAGTGATGATGCTAATTTTATGACAGATTATGACTTATTAAAGTCTTCTGGGTTACTTGATAAATTAATGATTGGTGAAATTATAGATAGAAAAAATATTCCATCACTTATTCCTGCAAGTGAAATATCTGAAATAAAAACTCTTATTGATATGCACAAGTCTGATATTATGCAGAATATATATGAACCACACGCATATGTTAGTCGTCAGGTCGAAAGATTTGGAACTTTAATTAATACCCTCGTTGAACCTTTTATGGAAGCTGTGCAGAAGAAAATTGCAGATATTCCACAAGAAGATTTGGATAAGGTTGTTGAGTTTGCCAAGAAGGGTGATTTTAAAGAGGTATAGAATATGGTATCAAATAAGTTGTTTTATATAGAAGAATGTTGGTTTAATCTTCCAGATAATTTTAATGGAACTTGTGGAGATGCTTTGATGCTTTTAGCAAAATATAGATTAGAACAGGAGAGTAAAAATAAAATTGGTTCAGAGAATGAACTTTTAAAAAAGAATGATGGTTCAGAAGATTTGTATACTAGCCTTATTTATAGCGATGATAGAAAAGCTACATTAGCACATGCATTTTTAAAATTAGATGAAAAAACAAATACATATATTAATGCGTGATGAAATTCAAATTTCTTGTGTAATAAACAGGCTCTATACGTGTCACAGCGTATAGAGCTTTTCTTATGGAGAATGGTTATATTGCTCTCCTATTTTAGTGAATAAATAGTGAAAATTTTGGAGGTGATTAGATTGGGACTAAATAAAGACACTATTAAATATTTGGAAAAACAGGCTCAGAAAAAAGCTTCCGAATTGGCACACGAAGCTCAACAGAGATTAACAGATGGTTATGTGTCGTTTATTGATTTGTATTATAGCGATTACACACCACAACAGTATGTAAGAACACATAATTTATACAGGTCTTATAACAAATTTTATAAAAATAGCCACGGTACTATTTTTTATGGTGGCGTTGAAGTAACACCTGAAAGAATGTTTGATAACTATGACCAAATTACACCTTCAGATCTTATGTCGGAATTTATTTACAATCCGAAAGGTACTTATCATGGTTGGTATAACATTCCTGCTAGTTTCAGTGTGTATAGAGAAATACATAAATATCATGAACGGTTAAAGGATGAATATAGAAAGCGTTGTACAGTTTAGAAAGGATGTGAATAAATGGCTAATTCAGATATTATTAAGATTGGTTTTGATTATAGAGCTAGTCTTGCACAATTTGAAAAAGAAACAAATGGTGTATTCGATGGTATTAGTAATAAAGCTGGTAAGCAGAAAATCATAATTCAATTAGATGCAAAAGATGATAAAGTAATTGATAAAATTAAGGAATTGCAGAAACTCAAATTAGACAAGTTCACATTCGAGTTTGGTAATTCTGGATTAAAAGAACAGCTACAGACATTTGATAAATTAGAGAATAAGATTAATGAGATTATTAGTTTATCAAAAGGAATTGACTTATCATTTAATACCAAAAATAAGACAGATGCTTATAACCAGTTAAAAAAATATGCAGATGCTTTTAAAGACTATTATGGTAATGAAGAAGCAATGGCTACCAATGCAGGTGCAAAGGCTGGTTATGCGTACTACAAAGCCTATGAAGAAGCATTGCGAAAAGGTGTCGCACAAAGTAAATTAGAAAAAGTAACTATTGATTTTGATGTAAACGATTCATTTTTCAGTAAAGAGAGAATCGTAGGAAATAGAATTAAAGACTTTGAAAATTTTCAAAAGTATGGTAATGCAGATGAAAGTAATTTAATTGCAGAAATCACATCACTAGAAAATCGACTTTTGAAATTTAATTCTGCTTATTCTCAAGTAAAAGCTAATTTAGGCGATGCACCAATTACACCTGAAATCACAAAAAACATTGAAGAATATGTCAGGTTATTAGAAGTTGCAGAAAGCAGAGCAAAAGATGCAGAATTATTTGGTTATTCAAGCGAAGATATCAATTCAGATAAAGATCTTGCAAATATGTATCTTGACTTTGCGAAAGAAGATGCTACTGCTGAAAATAAAAAATATATTGAATCATTAAAACAAGAAGAGACACAAGCCATTGCTACTGCTGAAGCTGAACAGAAATTAGCAGAAGCTCAAAAGGAAACAGTTTCTAATACTTCTAATTCAAATAATTCTCAAATTGAAGAGTTAAAATCTGATATTCAAGAGGTAAAAACTGAACTTGGTGATGTAAAAGATAGAATTTCTTCTATTGAATCGAATGGTTTTGAAAATGTACGAGATGATGTTGAAAAGACAAAGAAATCTGTAAAAGAACTTAATAGTGAACTTACAGAAATGAAATCTAACCTCTCTTCTACTTCACAAGAATCGAATATTTCATCTGGAGATTTTAAAGAGCAATCAACAGAAATTGACCTATATCATAATTTAGAAAAGAGAAAAGTTACATATGATGAAATAATTGATAGAATTCAAACAATCGTATCTCTTAAAGAAAAAGAAAAATCGTTAAGCAAAACTTCTGATGATACGAAACTCTACCAAAATTTATATGACGAAAATGATATCAATTGGGCTGGTGATACAGAAGGTACTATTAATAGAATATCAGATAGATTAAAAGAAATTTATATAAAATATAATGGTAAAATATCTTTAATTAATGAAAATGATATTCAAGAAGCTGCTTATCTGTTAGACATACTAAAAGGAGCAGGCGAATCACCCAATCTAAATAAATCTCAAGAAAAATTTTATCAGAATAAAAAATTCTCAAACGATTCATTGTTTGATAATATTCATGTTGATTCTCAAAAGACAGGAGAAATAGATAAAATCAACACAGAGTTGTCAGAAACATATCGTTGGTTTAATCAACTTGAGGGTGTATCTCTTAATGAAAATATAGCAAACGAAATTAAATCATTAATATCAGATATGCAAATTGGTGGAAAAACTGCTAATGAATATGCTAATGATTTATTAAAAATATTTAATATAGAAGTTGATTCTAATTCTGCTATTGAACAGCAAAATAAATTACAATCCGAATTAAAAGAAACTGAATCACAAGCTGAAAAAACTGCTATGGCTGTTAAAGAGATATCTTCTACTACTTCTCAAGACCAAAAGAAAGACGCATTTCCTGATAAAGTTTCTGCTTCTGTTGAGAAAATTGCCGATGGATTCAAAGAAGTTAAACAGGAAACAGAGGAAGCTACTGAGTCTGCAAAAGATTATGTTCGCACCATTTCTCAAGTTGGTGAATGGAATGTTGATTCAAAAGTAAGTGTCGTTAAAGAAAGAAATGATGGACAGCTTGAAACATGGAACTATGATGCAAAACGTGGTAAAAAAGATATAACTTATGATAAGGATGGAAATATTAACTATGGCGATCCAATCATAACCACCATATCAAATTATAAACAGTTAGAGCAAACCATCGTGAAAGCCGATGATAAACTTCGTGATTTGAGAAAAGCCTTAGAGGATATAAAAGAAATCAATCCTAATGCTTCTACTAAAAATATTGAAAAACAAATTCAATATCAGAAAGAATATATATCACTTCTCGAACAAACTGTAAAAATGATTTCTCAAGGTGATGAATATTTTTTAAACGAGCAACAAATTATTGATGCACGAAAGAAAGCCACTACTGAGTATGATCTTAAACAAGGAACAAAATCTGATATATCCAATGCAAAACAAAGTGCAAAGGCAAATGAACAGGCGATAAGACAAGAGCAGAAACTTACTGACGAATTAAGAAAACAGGAAGAACAGGCAAGAAAAACGGCTTTATCTTATACTGAGTCAGCAAGTAAAAAATTATCTGATGCTATTTCTAAATATTCATACGGTGATTCATCTGATGCAACCGCAATGATGAAACAAATGAACCGAGGGTTATCAAATTTTGGTGATTTGTCTAGTATAGAGTCAAATATTAAAAATTTTGATTCTATTGTAGATGCAATTATAACGGATTTAAAACACAGCCATGAAGAATCTCTATCTGCTTTAAATAATGAAATTAAAGCCGAAGAGACAATGCAAAAGCAGAAAGATGCTTTTAATAAGTCTAATCTCAATGCTATTGATGTGGAGATTCAAAAGCGAGAAGAAGAAGCAAAAGCATTTTCAAATTCATTAAAGGCTCAAATGGAGTCTCAGCAACAAGCCGAGTCTCAGATGTCTAAGCTAGAAAGTACATTATCAAAATATCAAACTAAGAAAGATACTTATGATGCCACTATCGCAAGATTTAATGATGGCGGTTGGACAAGTGATACATATTTAAAAAATGTACAAGCCGTTAAGGATGCGGTTAAAAAGTATGAAGATTTACTTAGTGATATTAAAGCTAAAGGCGGTATTGCAAGTGAAGAGGATATTCAGAATTTAAAAGAATATGAGGCTAAAATCAAAGATACTATCGCTACTGTTACTAATATGTCGGCTGCTGAGAAGGGATATAACTTTGTATCGGCTCAAAAAGAATTAGATAAGATTCATAAGCTTCTCAATGAAAATAGTAAGATGTCTTCTGAAGCAAAGAATAAGATTAGAGCTTACTATGCTGAGATCGAAAGCGGTAATCCTAGCATGAGTTTGGACAGAATTCATGGCGAGATTATGAAGATTTACAATGCTGAAGTTGAAGCTGGTCGTGCTGGCAGAAGCTTCTTTGATACATTAAAGAATAGTGGATTCCATCAATTAGCTGCTCAGATGGCAGGAATGTTTGGTGTTTATGATGTTATTAATGTAGTTCGACAAGGAGTAAATACCGTTCGTGAACTCGATGAAGCAATGACCGAAGTTCATAAGGTATCAAATGCGACAGAGACACAATATGCATCGTTTAGAGATACCATATCTTCAACTGCAAAAGAAATTGCAACAACAAATAAAGAATTGCTTAATTCTAGTGCAGATTTCTTAAGATTAGGATATAGTCTTGATCAAGCAAGCGATCTTGCTAAAAATGCCACATTATTTGTCAATGTCGGTGATGGTGTAGATATTACAGAAGCCACAGAAGATATGATTACAGCAATGAAGGCTTTTGATATCCAAGCCAAAGATAGTATAAAAATTGTTGATGATTATAACCAGATTGGCAACCAATTTGCACTCTCTGCTTCTGATATTGGTGAAGCAATGAAACGTTCTGCATCTGCTCTTGAAACGGGTAATAATAGTTTTGAACAAAGTATCGGTCTTATTACTGCTATGAACGAAATTGTTCAAAATAGTGAAAACACAGGTAACTCTCTTAAGGTTTTAAGCTTGCGTTTAAGAGGTGCAAAGGCAGAATTAGAGGATATGCAGGAAGATACAGATGGTCTTTGTGATTCAACCTCTAAGCTTCGTGAACAAATTAAGTCTTTGACTGGTGTTGATATTATGTTGGATGACAATACATTCAAATCAACAACAGACATTATTAAAGAATTAGGTGCTGTTTGGGATAAATTGTCTGATTCTTCACAGGCTGCGACTCTTGAACTTATAGCTGGAAAATCAAGGGCAAATAATGTAGCCGCATTACTTAAAAACTATCAAAAAATTGATGAGGTTATGGAAAGCCTTGGTGATGCCGAGGGTTCAGCAATGCGTGAAAATGAAGCTATAGTTGATTCAATTAATGGACGTATTAAAGTCTTATCTGCTACTGCTGAAGAATTTTGGCAAAAATTTATTGACACAGATTTAGTAAAAGAATTAGTTTCTTTAGCTTCAGATTTATTAAACATATTAACTAAAATAGTTAATATCGGTAATGGTGCTGGCACTTTAGGGCTTATTGGTGCTGGTACAGGTATCTTTAAATTTATTAAGAATTTTGATTGGGTTTTCAAACCTTACATAAAAACTCTCTCCAACAGTTTTTAGTTGGTCAATCATAGATAAGAGAATAATATAATGGCATTATAATCAAGTCTATGGATACATGGGATTCTTAATAAAAACTCTGCAAACACTTTAGCGGAGTATAAACTATTACATGGAGGAATAAATGCTTGAATGCTTGGTAGCTTAACAAACTACCCATGGATCACATAGCAAACCGTAATCTATATGGTTATATTAGATGAGGTTGCGAAAGTAGAAAAAATTGTATATGTGGATATATGAGAATATCGAGGAGACTTGATAGGTGTCTAAGTATCATTAACAACGGGCAACGAGCAGGACGGTACTCTACATTTTATAATGTTGATCATATATAGAAATGAAAGGTCATATATAGAGAATATCTATCTAAGAGAGCAATCCCCAACGACATACCCATCCTCTAAGTGAGTCATCGCCTTAAGTATGACATTCGCTTATAATGCATAGTGTACATTGCGATTTCGGAATTCAGCAATGTACTTGAGTGTGTGTTTAACTCAACTAGAAAATTCCAAAAAAATAACTTATAAAAAGAGAATAATAAAATAGAGAGTAGAAAAATCTACTCTCCTATATAAAAATGATAATAATATTCCCACCAAATTCAATAATTAAAAACATAACTTAATGACAATAAACAACGCTATAAGCGCAATAACAAAAGATGTGCTCATTCTAATATAGCAATTCATAATGTCGTTCCTCCTTTTTATTAGTTTCCTCTGCCTTGCATACAACAGAAACACTGAAGGGGTTTATTGCCCAAGCAACACACGTTAGGCGACCGACTATGTTTTTAATTATATATTATCTGGTTCTCCAACATTTATCTTTTGGATAAATGTTCCACCCAAATATATTATACCATCTTATTAATTTTATACAATTCAGAACAGTAGTTTGTATTCTATAAGCCAATGTGTTTCGATATATATTCTTTTCTTTCAACTTCATTCATTGAGAAGAATTTTTCAAAATCAATATCGAGTTTTATGCAATCACAATTGCATACTCGGCATACATTTGTAAGATAATGTGTATATGTAATTCTGTGACAGTTTGGACAATAATGAATTTTTAGCATAATATAACTCCTTAGTATTTTTAAATTTACATTCAGATAAATTTCTTGTCAAGTACAAAATACTGAAACATATGTTCCGATAGAAATATGTAATATCTTGTCGTATAATTGTATTATCGGTATAAATTACCAATAAAATTGCAATTAGGAGATATTTATGAAACATATAATAAATTCTGGCATATATTCAGTGGATTTTAAAGGTACTAATAATGCTGAATTTAGTGGCACTCATCCTGCTTTAATTTTAAAGAGTATAAAAAATACAGAAATGTATTATGTAATTCCACTAACAACATATACTAAAGACAGGTGGAAAAAATATAGGAAATTATTATGTTGTAGAATTGTTTCAATTAATTCAATAGCAAGGATTGACAAAATATTAATACTTCATAAAGATAAAATCCCAAAAAGATGGCTTGAGAATGATGGACTATTAATTCCAACACCAAATGAAATTAGAACAGTTTATAATAGAGTATGTGAATATATATCATTATCAATCGAAAAATCACTTGATGATTATAACAAATTTTATAAAAATTATGAAAAATTATATTGTGATTTTATGAACTTATTTACATCTCCTTCCATTGACACAATAAAAAATTTCGATATAAGTAGAGATGAATCTTATATCTTTATAGTATATTCATTAAATAATGTAACAAATCTGTCATTTGAAGATGTTAAAAGAATATTGTGGTCAATAATAGGAAAAAGTGATGTTTCAGTAACATATGATAAAACATTGAATATAATAACAATAAAAATACACAAACATAATAAAAACATATTGACTTTCAAAAAGTGGTATGATAGTATTAGATCAACAGAAGAGCACAAGTAAAATTGGTAAGTCTAGCTGTTTTTATGTGACATTTGTAGAAGGGTATTCGTTTTGAAGTAAAGCCAGCTACGCAATAAGTGATTTTAAAAAAGATTGGATAAACAATATCCAATCTTTTTTATTATAAACAACGAAGAGCAGGACTAATCTCCTGCTCTTTTACATTATAGTAAATTTTTAGATTAAGGAAGTGATAATATAGATAATAATACAAGTGGAACAATAGGAACTTGGAAGATAATTTCAAGTACTATTCAATGTGGTGAGATATTTTGTAAAAAAGATAGCGAATGTTACACAATGATATTAAATGATATTCGTGATAAATTATTTTTTAGAAAATATCCATTTTTTAAAATATTTTATATTTATGTAAAACACTGGACTTTAATATTAAAGTATACAATGATGATATATTAAGAGGGTTATATTTCAAACCCTCTTATTAATATATTCTCACTACTCTTCTATCATCTTCCCTTATCTAAAAATCACTCCTACAATTATTACAATGCCATTGTTTCTTAACCTTTTGTGAGAAGATACCGAACATTGCTACTGATGTTGCTTTTGATACTCCTGATATCTTCTTACAATTTGTACTATTACAATATGGACAATGAACTTTATTTAACCATTCCTGTGCCTGTGCGTTGGCTTGAGCGATTTGCTGTGGGGTAAGGTCGGGGAAAAATGGGTTGGTTTTTTTTGAACCATAATCTTTTTTTAATTCATACCATATCTTAATTACATCTTCATAAGAAGAATTTGTGAGTTTTTGAATAAATTCAATTCCATCTTGATCTAATTCTCCTGCAATATCAACAAGAATTTCTGTACAATTAGAATTTCCTAATTTTATTTCATTATAAATATATTTTTTTGCTTCTTCGTAATTCATAATACCTCCTACTTATTGTAAAATTATATTTTTATTATTATAATTTATTTATAATTATTATGCAAGCAACTAAAGACTGTTGGAGAGTCTGTCTCTGCTTTGAGTAATCTAAATGAATTATTAAATAATTCTAATATTGCTAATAATAAAAATTTTACAAAAGAAATTGTTGCGTGTTTTTCTGATTATTCTAAAGAAGCGACAAAAATGGCTTTAAGTCAAAGTCAACTTAATGCCACACAAATAAAAGCTGTTTTGGTTTCAAAGGGACTTCAAGGGAGTTTATTAAAAACTACTACTGCTGAACTTGCTAATGCTACTGCTACTAATGCTATGGCTGCCACTGAGGGTACTGCTACTACTGCCACTGTTGGATTTAGTACGGCTATTAAAGGTCTTGGTGCATCAATAAAAGCACTTGCAGTTGCACATCCGGTATTACTTGCTATAACAGTAACTTTAGGTGTTATTGCAGGAGCAGTTAAGATAGTAGATACGTTAACAACATCTATGAAAAAACAGCGTGAAGCATTTGAAAACGCACAACAGGACTATACGGATGCTTGTACAAAGCTTGATGAGTTAAAAACTAAGCTATCAGAGACTACAAGCAGAATAGCTGAATTAATCGACAAGTCTAATAATGGTACTATTACATTAGTAGAACAGTCTGAACTTGATAAGTTGAAACTGACTAATGAAGAGTTAAGACTTATGATACAGAACCAGGAAGAGGTTAAAAAGCAGAAAGCAAAAGAAGCCTCTGACGAAGCATATAAAACATACACAAGAGAAAATCGCATGGAAACTGACGATAATGCTAGTAAACAGGAACAGTATTATCAAGCATCATCTGATGCAGAAGGTTTCCACGTTGGCTCATTCTTGGATAGAGCGAGTGAATTATCTGATTTTGATTATGCTATTAAAGCTAATGAACAGAAATTAGAGGAATTCCAGAAACAAAATGAAGAATTACAGGCACAATTAAATGCCACTTCTGATGAAAGTCTTAAAGCCCAATACCAACATAGTATTGATCTCAATAATAATCTTATTTCTAATTATACAAACTCCAATGAAAAGTTAAAAGAATCTGCTGAAAAGATGGCAGAAGAAACCTTCTCAGACAAAATAGAGAAATATGAAGCATTTAAGCAGACATTGATGAACTCTATGAATTCTGATGGCACATTTGACAATCCACAATATCAAGCTATGTGGGATGATATGCAGAAGAAGGAAATGGATTTATACCGATATAGTGGTAAATCTGCTGAATGGAATACAATTAAGCTTGATTCTATTATAGCTGATAAGAGTTATCAGACAATAGTTGATAAACTTAAAACAGCACTTAATGAAGGTACGCTTACCGAAGATGATATTAAGGGTATTGATGTTCTTAATGATAAGCTGAATGATACTGACTTAATCTTAGAAGATGGGCAATCAGCAGCACAGTTATTTATTAAGTATCTTAACAAGCTTAAAGAGACACAGGATGGAATAGGTGGTATAACATCTTCTAACTTTGATGACCCAACAGATATGTTGAGAGATTTAACAGATAAAGACAGACAAGATACTACTACCAATCTTGCAGACCTTAAGAATGAAGCAGATATTATCAAGGAAATTCAGAGTGAATTAGAGGAAACTGGAAATATTGGTGTGGATTCTATGAAGAAAATCACAAAACAATATCCAGAAGCTAACAAAGCACTTTCGGATTATATGCAAGGTATAATATCTGAACAAGAGTTATTTTCACAGCTTGAAACTATTTATGAGAATGACAAAAATCAGTATATACAATCTGTAGTAGATAAGTCACAGACTGATGAAGAATTCTTCAATGCAGTTATGACTAATTACCCAGAGTTATATAATGAACTTCAAACTCTATATGGTGATGATGTTGATAACTGGTCGAATATGGAAAAAGCCAAGCTGGAAATTACCAATAAAGCTATTAAGGAATTAGCAGGTGTCTGGTCTGACTATTTCAAAGTTGTTCAGGATGCAAATGGTAAATTGATGGTACAGACAACTGGCTGGTATGATGCAGGTATGTATTCGGCAGATCCAGATGAAGTAGAAGCTATGGATGAAGAATACAACAATATGTACAACCATTTCCAAAGTATTGTTGATGGTGCTAATGCTGCAGTAGATGCTTTAGATAATTATAGCTTTAAACAGGTTAGTTCAAGTATCAACCTTGATTGGAAAGGGTTGGGTAAAGATTCATCATCTTCATCTAGTGGAAGTGATTCATCTTCATCATCTGAGCCATCACCACAAGACTTCAACTGGGTAGAACCTCTCTTATCTAAAATCTCCAAAGCATATGACCGTTTAAAGAATAAAGTATCTGATACAACACGTACATGGCTTAATCGTAATAATGCCCTCTCTGATTCTATGGAAACATTGTTATCAGAGATTAACGCACAGTCAGATACTTATGACTTCTATATGGATAGATTTAATTTATATGACTTAAGCGATTATTACAAAGATCAGATTGCAAATGGTTCATTTAATATAGAAACTGTCTATGATGAAAATCTTAAGGATGCAATTTCAGATTGCCAGGATTTATATGATAAGGCTCAAGATGCTGCTGATGCTGTACAATCATTAAACATAGAGATAAGACAGCTTGCTAAGAGTAGATTTGATAATATTCAATCACAGTTTGAAGAAGTTCTTGGGAAAGTAAATTCTATTAAGGATTTATATAGCAAGGATAATGACCTCTTAGAAGAACAGGGCTGGTTTGCTTCTACTCTGCTTAATAATTCTATGATTGAACAAGAACAGAAGAATCTTGAAAAGCTTGAACAGGAAAGAGATGCACTTACAAAGGCACTTAATTCTGCTATGGCATCTGGTAAAATTGAAGCTGAATCTGAGGATTGGTATTCTATGCAGTCTGCCATAGATGATTGTACTTCAAGTATATATGATGCTAAAAAGGCATTAGTTGAGTATGATAATGCTATCAGACAGATTAATTGGGATGCTTTCGATAGGACTAGAGATGATGTCAGTAACCTTATAGACGAAACTCAGTTCCTTGTTGACTTACTAAAGGATGAAGATATTACTGATGATAATGGTAATATGAATGACAATGGTAAGGCTGCACAAGCATTAATTGCACAGAAGTATCAATTATATCTTAATCAGGCTAAAGCTTATAAGGATGAGATACTTAAGATTAATGAAGAGTTAGCTAATGATCCTTATGATAAGGAGTTGCTTGATAGAAAACAGGAACTTATTAATGCTCAACAGGAGGCTATTAATTCAAGTATATCTGAAAAGGATGCCCTTAAGGACTTGGTTCAAGAGGGCTATGATACATTTCTTGATAAGCTTGATGAAGTTATACAAAAGTACAAAGATCTTATGAATCAGCAAAAGGATGCTTATGATTATGAGAAATCTATAGCTGAGAAAACAAAAGCTCTTAACGCTTTAGAAAAACAATACTCTGCCGTTCAAGGAGATAATTCTGAGGAAGGTAAGAAGAATATCCAGCAGCTTAAAGATCAGATTAATACTGCCAAAGATGATTTGAAAGATACTGAGTATGAAAAGCTTATAAGCGATACTCAAGCTATCCTTGATAATCTTGCCGATACTACAAAAACGTGGCTTGATGAGCGACTTGATTCATTTGATATAACTATGCAGGAAATTATTGACCAGTCTAATGAAAATGCTTCTAATATCTCACAGACTATCACTGATACTGCTGAGAACTATGGTTATAAGCTTAGTGAATCTATGTCAAATATATGGAGTACAAACGCTAGTAATATAACAAATGGTATTAATAGTGTATTAGGTGACTTCAGTAACAAGTTTGTTGAAGGCAACAACGCTATTAATAAGGTTTGTGGTGACATTAATGCTGCTGTACAAGGTTTATTGAAGAATAGTAATGATGAAGCACAAAGAGTTGCTGATGAGATTGCTAGACAGCAGGCAGAACAGAATGCTAATACCGATGGTGGTTATTCTGATGGCGGTAGTTCGTCTGGTGGTGATGATTGGTCTGATAATTGGGATAACTCTGATAGTGGCTCATCTGATGATGGTGGGTCTGATGGAGTTAATTGGATATACTCGCCTGACGATTTCCCGAAGGACGAATTGGATATATCAAGCTCGATTGTAGATAGAATTAAGTGGCATGACTATGATTCATCTTTTAGTGCAAGAGCTGGTTATTATGAACAGATGGGTAATGATGATCCTTATTATGGAACAAGTGAGCAAAATATACAAATGTTAGAGTATATGAAATCTCACGGACTAAAGAAAGGCTCTAAATCTGCCCATGGTGGTCTTACTCTTACAGATGAAGATGGTCTTGGTTCAGAAGTTATCTTCTCTAAGAAATATGGTACTCTTAGGAAGTTAGATGCTGGCGATATGGTATTTAATGCAGACCAAGTAGAAAAGCTTTGGAATTTATCTAAGGGGATGCCTAATATGTTTGTGGATAATCTTGGTGCTAAGTTACCTGATATTCCTAATATATCGAATAGCTTGGCTAATAAGGTTGATGTATCATATGGTGATGTGTCATTATCGTTCCCAAATGTTCACAATTATGAAGACTTTATGAAACAAGCACAACAAGATCCTAAATTTGAAAAGATGGTTCAGAATATGACTCTTGGACAGACTTTAGGTAGGAATTCACTTAGTAAACTAACATTTAGATAAGGTTTATGGGCGTACTGACTTTATGTTGGTATGCCCGTGATATTGATTAATAAATCAGATTTACGAATGTATGTTCTTGTAGATATTTGTCAATTATTGGTATATAATGGAGATATTAAATACTAATGATTGGAGAATTATATGAAATTATATCATGGTACTATTTCTACTGGAGCTGAGAATATAATTAACAATGGCATAAAACTAGATCACGGAAAACCAAAAGTTGATTTTGGACAAGGTTTTTATACTACTCCATCATTTAATTTTGCCATGAGTACAGCTATAAATAAGGCAAATAAGACAAATGCTTATAATCGTCAACTAAATGTAAAACCTTATGTATTAACATATGATTTTGATTTCAAAAAAGCAAAAAAGAATTGTAATGTATTGTCTTTTTCAGAAGCAGATATAAAATGGGCGCAATTCATCATTAACAATAGAAATGGATTTGATTATATGGATTCTATTAATTCCCATTTTCATAATATATATCACAACTATGATATTGTGCAAGGGTCTATTGCCGATAAAGATATTGTTTTATTAGCCAAAAGCTTGAATACTTTAAAAGAAAAAGTTAAGCCAGATGATATAGATAATATGTTATATAACTTTATTACCAAACAAATATCTTTTCATACACATAAAAGTTTAAATTATATACAGTTGACAAGATGTGATATAATAGAGAAAAAGAAAGGAGATGTTGTAAATGAATAATTTATCAATAGAAAAATATAAATTTTATTTAATGGAACAATTAGTTGAAGATTATAATATATCTCAACTAGAAGCACAACATATAATTGCGAAATCCACTATAAATAAAATGTTAAAGACTTCTCCTAATTTTATAATGCATTACTCAATTGAAGATATGGCAGAAGAAATATGGAATGAATATATAGGAATTCCTATGGAAATGTAATATTTTTAAGAGCAGGACTATCTCCTGCTCTTTTCACATTCACAATTAAATATATTTAAGATTTTATAGACACACTGGCTTCGGCTGGTGTGTCTTATTTTAATTATGGAGAAATTATTAAGCATATTAAAGAATGTCAAGATTAAAGATTGGAGAATATAAGATGTCAAACAAATTAATAAAGAGTAAAAGTAAATATGACAAGGAACTAGAATATTATAAAAAGCATTCTATTTTACTTGAAAAAGAAAATATTGATTTAAAAAACAGGAATGATGAAATACTTATTTCCTTTGCTATAAAAAACCCTTCAGAGGCTTATGATAATCTTTCCTTATTAATTGAAAAGACAAGAATATCTAAGAGTGTATATGAAAAGTTATGTATGAAATATGATGACCGAATTAAGGTTTTAAACGAACAAATAGCCGAACTAGATAAAGTCAAAAAAGAATATATTAAAAAAATGGAAGCATTTGAAAAACAATATCAAAAAATGCTTGATAACTTATTAAGCAAATAAAAATATTAAAAGGATGGTGAAAATATGTTTACTGATTTCCAATATGGTGATGAGCTGGCTAGTGATTATGGCTTATATGTAGTTAAATTTGATTCTTCTTCTGGTGGTAGTGAAACCATTTCCTCTGGCTCTACTCTAACATTTAACAGTGTTAAATCAGTCGGACAAGATGTTTCCGAATTATATGGAAGTACATATGATGAAGATTACTCTTTCACTATTCAATTGTGCAGATTAGATAATCACTGTAATCCTCTTCCATTGATGCCAGAGGAGTATGGAGCAATAAATAGATGGTTAAACAGAAAAACTTTTGATCAGTTTAAAATAAACAAAGAAGGTTATGAAAATATAAGATTTTACGGCACATTCAATGTTCAAGCTGTGAAAATTAATGAAGATATATATGGAATTGAATGTACGTTCACTTCTAATGCACCATATGGTTTTGCTAAAGAAAGAACTCATACTTTTTCTAATGTAAAATCTTTTTATATATATGATGATTCGGACGAGGTTGGAGAAATATATCCTTATACAGTTATAACTTGTAATGAAGCTGGAACTCTTACACTTACTAATTCGGCAGATAATGAATTATGCCAAATAAATAACTGCACTAAAGGCGAAATAATTACTATAGATAACAAACATAGAATAATAACTTCCAACAATCTAAATCATAAAATTGCAAATGATTTTAATTATAATTTTATAAAATTAATAAATACATATAAAAACAGGGACAACTACTACTCTTCTACACTTAATATAAATGTAATTATGACATACTCCCCTGTTAGAAAGGTAGGAATTTAATGCAGAAAATCAATGTAAGAAATTTACTTAGAATGCAAAAAACTGGACAGACAATTAGACCATTACATATTATTCTAGGTAATAGAAATCTTGAAAAATTCGGTGAAATAGTTAATATTCCTGCCGATTCTATAACATATCATCCGCAATTCAACGCTGTGGATGAGTTATCTTTTAACATATATAGAGAACGAAATGGAGAAATTGAAAATCTTTGGAATAAGATTATTGATTTTAAGACAGTATATGTTAAGGAATTCGACGAATGGTTTGAAATTTCAGTTAGTACAGATGAGTCAGAAATAAATACAAAGAAGGTTGTAACAGCTAAATCATTATGCGAGGCTGAACTTGGACAAGTAATTTTATATGATGTTGAAATCAATACAGAAGATGATATTGCTCGTGAAGAATATACAGAACCAACTATATTCTATAATCCTAATAAGAAAAGTTGTTCTTTATTAAATAGACTTCTTGAAAAAGCCCCTGGCTACACTATTGCTCACGTTGATGAAACTCTTTTAAATATTCAGCGTTCATTCAGTATAGATGGTACAAGTATATATGACTTTTTAACAAGTACTCTTTCTCAGGAAATTGGCTGTATATTTTTATTTGATTCAAATACAAGAAGCATCTATGTATATGATATGGAAACTTGTTGTTTAAGTTGTGACTATAGAAGTGAAGATTCGTTTACAGTTTGTCCTGAATGTGGAGGAACAATTTTACATGAACCATATGGCAAAGATACATCAATATTTATTGATAAAAATAATCTTGGCTCAGATATTCAGTTGACTTCTGAAACAGATAATATTAAAAATTGCTTTAGAGTTATCGGTGGAGATGATTTAATCAATGCCACATTAAAAAATATTAATCCTAATGGAAGCAATTATATATATTATTTTAATAAAGATACAATGTCGGATATGCCAGGTGAGTTGCAATCTAAGATAAAATCATATGATGAACTTGTTAATGAATATTCTAATAACAAATCTTTTTCCTTAGAAGCTTCTCTTGTAAAGAGATATAATGATATTATTGAATATATCAAGAAATATTATCCTGATACCACATATTCTTTTATTCAACAGCGGTATATAGGTTGGAGTAATATAACATCTGTGTATTATAATATTATAGATTTACACTCGTATCTTAATAGTTCTATGATGCCAACTTGGAAACAGCAAGATAAAACGGCAACATCTCAATTAGCTTTACTCACCCCTTCTAATTTGTCTCCTGTAGCAGTAACGGATGTAAGTAAAATATCTGTTTATACTGCTAACAACGCAGTTCTTGCAATGGCGAAAGCAATCATTGATACATCCATTTATAAGGTTGAAATTCTTGATGGTTCAACTCTTAAATCACAAACTTGGACAGGTCGATTTAAATTAACAAGTTATTTAGATAAAGATGATACGGCTGAAATGAAAACGGCAATAAACATTACAATTAACGATGATTATATTGCCTATGTTAATCAGCAGGTTGATAAAGCGATGGGCAAGGTTAATGATCAAGGGTTGCAAGAAATATATAAAATTGAATCCTTAGATACGTTTAAAATAGAATTACATAAATATTCTGCCCAAAGATTAACTTCTTATCAATCAGCTTATCAGACCGCTATTAATGTCTTAACTGAACAAGGTGTTGCATCTGAATCTTCTAATTTACACGATTCTATTTATCTTCCATATTATGAACGGTTTATTGCTTTAGAATCAGAATTATCTTATAGAAACTCTCAAATAGATACACTTACAGGTCTTGAGAAATACATTGAGGATTTGATTTCAAAAACCCATAATGATCTTGATTTTGAATCGTATATAGGTGAAAAATATTGGAAGTTATTCACTTATTATAGACGTGAAGATGATTATAGCAATGACAATTATATTTCTGATGGACTAACTAATACTGAATTAATTGACAAGGCAAATAAATTATTGGTGGTTGCCAAGAAGGAATTGGTTAAATCTGGCGAGAAACAATTCACTATTTCAGGAACACTACAAAACCTCCTTCTATTAACAGATAAAGACGGAAATAGAATTTTTGAACCCATTCTTGATGATTTTACTCTTGGTAATTTTATCAGAACTAAAATTGATGGAAAAATTTATGTAATGAGATTAGCAGATATCTCAATTTCATACGGAGATTTAAGTAAATTGTCAGTTACATTCTCTGATGCTTATAGATACGGAAGTCCAGATATTAATATTGTTAAAGACATTCTTACAAAATCACAATCTATGGCATCAAGCTACTCTTCTACTGTTAAACAGGCAAGTCAGGGTGAGAAAGCTAATCTCACATTTGAAAGGTTGCAAAAAGAAGGATTAGACTCTGCTTTGTATAATGTTCATAATACTAATTCAACTGCAATATTTGATGAGCATGGCATTCTTATTAGAAGTTATGATGACGTGCTTGATGATTATAAGGATGAACAGGCTAGAATTAATGTCAATGAACTTGTTTATACAACTGATAGATGGAGGACTGCTGTCACGGCATTAGGCAAGCAAAAATACACTCTTGATGGTGTTGAGTATGAGAAATATGGATTAAATACAGACTTTGTTATATCAGGTGTTATTATTGCAGGTGATATATATTCTGCTAATTATACAACCGACTCGAAGGGTGTATGTACTGCTGGGACACATTTTAACTTGGCAACTGGTGATTGTAATATTGGTGGAGATACCTTTTCTTATAATGCAGTAAAGAAAAAATTACAAATAAAAAATGTTGATATTGAGTGGTCTACAACAACTTCTCCTGATATATCTGATGTGAATGGTTTGTCAGATAAGATCAACTCAATAAATAATTCTATTGCAGATAATTCTAAAAAAATCACTTCTGTCAGTCAAACCGCAGGAAAAATCAATTGGTTAGTTGCTTCGGGTAATTCTCAAGCAAGTATGACTTTAACAGACAAATTGTATGAATTAATGGCAGAAAATATTAATTTAAAAGGAAAAGTAACTTTTGAATGTTTCGACAGCTCTGCTCAGTCTAAAATAACAAATGCCCAAAAAACAGCGGACGACATAGCTTCTAATATATATATATCAAATTCTACGACTATAAACGGAGGAAAAATTGCGACCAATTCAATAACAGCAAACGCAATAAATATTGATGACCTAAATGCATTTAAGGCTACAATTGGTGGCTGGAATATTAATGATGAAGCAATATATCATGACCAAGGTAATTATCGAGTTTATCTTCAAAAAGCGACATCTCCTGACACATGGACATTTTCATGCCAAGAGAAACGTGATGGTATATATTATGGAAATTTTTATATTAAACAGAATGGTGAAATGTATGCCTCTAATGCTAAAATAACTGGTGAAATCAATGCAACGAAATTAACTGCTTCAGGTTACGGCTGGTCAGGCGGTTCAACATATAAAATGGTTGCTAGTCTCATTGGTGGTGAAATGAAGATTTCTAACGAAACAGATGGTTCATATTTTAGTATTCAAGGTCATGGAGTCTTCGCTCGTAATAATCGTAATTTTAACACGTTAACTTTGATATCTAACTCTAAAGATGGTTCTGCTGATGGAATGACAATCACAGGCGAATCAGGTACTGAAGTACAAGTTCTTCGTGACGGAATTAAGATGTGGCATATGCCCAATCGAACAAAAATGACATGGATTGGAAAAGGCGAAATAAGCATTGATACCGGAGGTACTAGAAGTTTTAGTGATGCTGCCTTATCTGTATTTGGTGACATTAAAGCAACAGGAATTTATTGTATGCACGGGACGGAACAAAGGAAAATGGCAGTTGTATTAAATAGATTAGAAGCTAGTAATTCAGATATATCCATGTCTTGGGATGGACAATTTCTTCGATTTTGGGTAGACGATACTGTTATTAATACATGGGATAATGACAATAAAACTTGGTGTTAGAATACCATTAATTTTTAAGAAGGGAGAATTATTGTAAATGAGTATACAACAAACTACAGCAAAAATAACTCTTGATTTGTATACAAAAAATGTAGTTTCTGTAAACGCAAAACAATATGATAATCAGACACGTTATATTGAAATAAGTTGTGTTGAAAATGGAATTGTATTTACAGTTGACAAATCAATAATGAGTGCTTTTATTCGTTTTAAAAAACCTGATGATAATGGTGTTTTTAATGAAGTTGAAATTACTTCCGATGGAAAGCTTAAAATAGAATTAACAGAACAAATGCTTTCCGCATCAGGCAGGGCTATTGCAGATGTTTTTCTTTTAAGAAAAGTTTTCACTTCTAATGAAAAGCCTACAAATATAGATGATATATATAAGATTAATGCACCTATTATATCAATTATGGATTTCTATATAAATATTACACCAACAGCTCTAAATCATTCTCAAATAGAATCTTCTTATGAGTTCAATGCTTTAACCAATGCTCTTGCACAGATAGATTTTAACAACAAGAAGGTCGTTGAATTAGATAAGACCTTAACCACAAATGAAGATATACGAAAGCAAAATGAAACAGAAAGAAAATCTAATGAAGAGTCAAGAATTAATTCTGAACAGAAAAGGGTAAATGAAGAAGATAAAAGGCAAAAAGCCGAAGACATTAGGGTCGCAAATGAAAACACTAGAATTTCAAACGAGAATACAAGGCAAGCACAAGAGACTAAAAGACAAACAGATACTGCGGCAGCTATAACAAATGCAAACGCAGCAGCTAAAAATGCAAATGACAAAGCAAATGATTTACAAAATAAATTAGATAATCATCATTTTGTTCTTACTAACGAACTTGAAGATAGCGTATCTTCTACTTCTACAGTTCACGCTCCTACTGCAAATGCGGTTAAGATAGCTTATGACAAAGCTATATCAGTTGAAAATACTGTAAACTCGAATAAAAATAATTGGAACGATAAATATACTAAGAACGAAATTGACAACAAATTTTCTACTTTAGAAAACAATATTGATTGGAAAGAATCTGTTGCTACTTTTGCAGATATTGCAAAAACTTATCCTAATCCTGAAGATGGATGGACGGTTAATGTAAAAGACACAGATTACACATATCGTTATAGTGGTTCAAAATGGGTCGCAATTTCTGCCAACGCCATTCCAAAAGCTACACAATCTGTTGATGGTTTACTATCTAAAGAAGATAAAACAAACTATGATGATGCTAATTCTAAGAAGCATACTCACAACAACAAGACTATATTAGATAAGATTGTAAGTGACCCTCTTCTATTGACTGGTGGCACAATGACTGGAAGAATTATTAGGGAGGCTGGTGGTACTTGGATAAAAGATAGAGAAAATGTAGCCGTTTTTGGTAGCAGATCTTCTTCAAATAGTTACAACCCTGTTGTTGGACAAAAAACTCCAAATGGTGCTTGGACTATTGGTAATTTAGCCACAAAAGAAGATCTTGTGTTTAATTATACTACCGATGCAAATTTTAATGGAAGGGTCAACAATTCTGCTCCAATCTATCTTCCCGCCGCTTCTTCTGAAAGTGGAAGTACAATTATAACTACAGATACCATCTCTGAACAAAGTGTTAAATTTGCAACCTCGGCAAATAGTGCAATTAAGCTAACTACTTCAGCAGGTTCTGCTACTCAACCTATTTATTTCAGTGACGGCAAACCTGTTGCTTGTTCTATTCCACTTGGGGGCACAACTTTAAGCATAGCAAAAGAAATAAATTTAACTGATTCTAAATATAATGAAGATACTTGGTACCCAGTTGTGGCTACTGTATTAATTCCGAGGGGTGGAATGTATCGTCTAAAGTGTGCCGCACAGCTAGATGGTAATTGTATGCCAAATTGGAGTAATCACACTTATAAGAATGGATTTACTGCAATTTTAGATCTTTTAACCATTCAAAGTGGATATGGAACAACTGATGCAAATGAAATTGTTTTAAGCTATCAACAAAAATTCATCTCTGACTCCAAAAATCCAATTGGTTACAAACAGTTGATTAACTCTTCTAAACCTGTTTTGTGGCTACGAGGTGGTGGTATATATCAAATATATTCCGAATGGAACACTGAATGGACAATAATAACAGAATCTACAACTATAACCAATGAAACCATTTCGCCAGCAACAACACCTCCCGGATTAGCATTTAAGAAAAAATCTGATATATATGCCAATCTTCAGGGGAGTTCTACTTATCTTAATGGATATCAAGGCTCAATCCCCAATACGGCTAATACCTATGTTCTTAGAGATAAAAACAGATATGTAAATCTTAATTATATTAACTCTGATACAGCCAAAAACGAAAATGTTGCGATATCACAGGTTATCGTCACAAATGATTCTGATAATTATTATAGAAAAACAAGTCTTGCTCATCTTAAAACAAGTTTAGGACTGATGCCACCAGAGGCTAATAGCAATAATTATATAAAAGTATATAATGATTATACTGCTAATACAGGTAAAAATAATGATAAAACCGCTAATGATATTGCCAATGCAGGATTTGCCGTAGGAATGATCCGAGGAGCTACTTCTAATCCTCTTGGTAATAAGCAAGCGTGGTTTCACATTATTAATATGGGTTGGGATACAAGAACGACTAACAGTGCTGGGTTGTGGACATCGCAAATTGCAATTGGTACTAATAATGGCACTGGTATGTATTATAGAACAGCTAATTCGGACGCACAGATATCTACAATTGGATGGGCAAGAGTATTAGACAGTTCTTGCTACAAATCTTATTGTCCACCAACTTCACACGCTAGTTCCGCTGTTACTTATGGTAAGTCAACTTCAACTAATTATGGTCATACCAAGCTAAGCGATACTTATACTTCTGCTGTAGGTACTGCCGATTCAGGAATAGCACCTTCTCAGACTGCACTTTATAACGTCTATAAGAAAATACCTAAATTTTCATTATCTGGTACTACTTTAACAATTACTACTACTTAAAATTTAAGGAGATATTATGGGAATAATAACAAATGCAACAAATATGGATAACATTGTATATAATGGTACGGCGATTGAAAAAGTAATATATAATGGCACGATTGTCTGGACGAAAGCTCCGAAAGTTTGGGATTTTTCTAAATATGAATATGGTGAATTTGTCGGTTTATATGGAATAAACTGTTTTCTATTTTCTAAAAGAAATGGTCAAACAATTAATGTAATAGATATAAATACTTCTTCGTTAGTTGATTCTTTTACATCTGAAGATTTAGTAGGATATTGTAGTGATTTTATTGCATGGGGAAATGGTGTTTTTTGTAATATGGACAGGAGTGGTACATATTATGCTTCTTATTTAATGAATCTTCAAATTGAATATAGAAGTCAAAATAAATCTATTTATTCAAAGATGATTGGAGTAGATGCAGCTAATACAATCGAACAAAATTTTATGATGATAGGGAATTTGGATTTTGACACTTTAGAACTTAGGTTATATGGAATTAATTACAGTGAAAATAAATTATTATTATTAGTTTATGGAAATTATAGCACTAACGAATCAAGCGGAGAAGATGAATGGACTAATGATTATTCTGATGATTTTTTGATAGAAGTTCCCATTATAAAAGATGGTTTTTTAAATTATGAAGATGCTCATGTTATTAAAACCATTAATCATAAGTGTTATACGATAGATGAGCCAAGTTCATATGAAGATTTTAATCTTACTTATTACTATAATCCTTACACTAAAGATTTTTATAGTGTTTATTATCACGAAGACTTTGAAGGTGATATTTCTTATAGTTCCAGCGATACTGAGTGGAGTGGATATACTGCTAAATATATGTATCACTATATAATATCACATGCGCAATTTTCTTTGATTGATGTAGATGCAACAATATCAATTCATGACTTTTCTACAAGAGATAATAATTTTACAATATATGTATTTAACAAGAAGAAGATAGTTAAAAATGTTTTAACTGACGAAGATTTTTTTGGTACATTAAATAATTCATCAAGTCAAATCACTATTGAATATAACGGACGGGACATTTACATAATTAATATAACCAAAAACTTAATAAGAAAATTAAATTTCGATACAAAAACTTTCAAAATAACTTTATAAGGAGGAATGAAATCAATGTATATTGAATTTAATGATTTAAAAAAAAGTAAATATACTATAAATGATTATGAATTTGTTGAATTTCCAAATATTGTTAGAATATATTTTATTGATAATGTTATTTTTTCAAATGATGATGGTTTTAAAATATATTCCGATGAAGAAACTTGTGTATATGATTTTTCGGAATATTTTTATATTTATGATACAACCGATAATTATATAGAGTACAGTAAGCTTGATACAATATATTATATATACTACGAATACAATTGGGAAAAATATGTTACAAGACAATTTTCAAGCGAAAAAGATAATATTTCAGATTGTTATCTTGTTTGCTCAGGAAAGGGTAAGAAATATAGATTTCCTGATGCTTTAGATATTGTAGACGAAAATGGATTATATAACTATCAATTAGTAGATAATCAAATAGTCAAAATATCGCAAGAAGATAAAGATAAGATTTTGGAAATAAACAAGCAAAATGCTTATAATGCTGCTCTTGAAAATAAAATAAAAGAATTAACAAATGCCTGTCAGAGTGTTATCGTTGCAGGAATAGTATACAATGAAGAACACTACTCTTACACTGTTACCGATCAAAATAACATTAGCAATCTTGTAAGTATGGCAAAAACAACAGGTATGAATGTACCATATCATTCCGATAAGAGTTTGTGTAGATTATATACACCCGAAGATATTTATAATATATATATTATGCAAGAAATTAATGTTACTTCTAATACGACATATCTTAACCAGTTAAAAGCTTATGTATATACTTTAACCGACATTAAAGATGTTCAAGTGGTTCAATATGGGCAGGAATTAACAGGTGAATATCTTGATAATTATAAGACTATTATGGAGCATTCTCAAAAGATTATAGAGGTGTTAAATGCAGAAACAGCTAAAATTACTCAGTAAATATTTATTTCTATTTTGTGTCGGTGCAGGATTATATATTTCTATTGAATTGTTATACAGAGGGTATTCACATTGGACAATGGGTGTATTAGGAGGTATATCTTTTGTATCAATAGGACTTATTAATGAAATTTTAAGTTGGAAAACACCTTTATTAATTCAATGTGCCATTGGAGGTTGTTTAATAACCTTCTATGAATTTATTACTGGATTAATATTGAATATTTGGTTACATTTAGGTATATGGGATTATTCTCATATGCCTTTTAATATTTTAGGTCAAATATGCTTGCCATTTACACTAATTTGGTGCATATTGTCTTTAGTGGCAATTATATTAGATGATTATATAAGATTTTGGTTTTTCAACGAAGAAAAGCCGAATTATAAATTGTTTTAA